TTAAATGAATGGAAAATAAACACAAAAACAGAAAAAAGTATTTAAATATGGAAGATAAAGATCTAGTAGAATTATGTATAAATAAACCAAATATCGGTTATAATAAATTTTATAAAAAATATTATACTAACTTTTATAATTTTGCAAAAAAATATACAATAAATTCTCAAAATTTAGATGAAATCATATCTATTTCATTTATAAAAATATTTAAAAAAATACACACACTAAATGATCCAAAAAAATTAAAAAGTTGGTGCAAAATAATCATAAAAAATACATCATTAAATTTTATCCGTGAAAATAAAAAACACGAACATTTAGAATTTTTAGATTATATGGATTTTAATGATGATGAAATTTATGTTGATGAATATAAAGGCATTTCAAACGAAAAATTACATAAATTAATAAATGAATTAGCCCCAAGATATAGAGAAGTTATGATAATGTATTATTTTAATGGATATTCACACCAAGAAATATCAGATATTTGTCAATTATCATAATACCTCTTTATTTAATATCATTCTAACTGTGGATTCAACACTACCCCCATGATAACTATCTAGTACACCCACAACATCTATAATATCTACACTAAACATATTACCTAGTGCAGCAATCATATCAGTTTTAATTTTGGTTTTATCTGATAAATAAAAATTCATTTTTTTTAAATTCATATCAAACACATCTTCATCAACACCATACTCAATAAACCCCTTTTTTACAACACTTGTATCTATAAATCTAAATCGTTTACCTTTTGCATATATAATTAATACATCATTAGTATTCATATCAAAATCATATACTTTTTCTTTCGAATTTTGATAATCAAATGCTCTATTTGAATCAGCATATGTATTTGCTACATTATATTTATCTGTTAAAAATAATGGTTTAGGATAAACATATGTAGTTTTAAAATTAGATACATCATTTAATAATTTGAAATATTCATCACTCAATCTTTCACTTTTTGATAATTCATCCATATGATTATAATAACCATCAACATCTTTTAATATTTCAACAGATGTTTTTTCACCCCCATAATTAAATGAGTTTGCTTCTGGTGTTCCATGATACCATTTTTTTTCACTAATATAATATTTAAAATTCTTTATCATATACTATATATTAAAAATTAATTATAATAAATCTTTTAAATATTGATTAAATACAATATTAACTTCTTCTTTATATTTCATGGGGAAACATATAGAATCATGTATTGTAAATAATTTGATTTTTGGAAATTCTTTTTTTATTGTTGTTACAACTTTATTATAAATAAAATCAGATTCTATTTTTTGTAATTTATGGGATAATGATTTATAATCATCGTGTAAATATTTATATTCTTTTATATATGAATATACTGTTGGATATACTTTTTTAAACAATATATTTTCTAATTTTTTATCAATATTTTTTCCGAATAATACCTTATACATCATCACCTTCGCATCATTCCTAGTAGATAATATTTTAGGATATTTTTCTAATAATTGTTCATATATTAACCCATTTTTCACAACATCAAGAAATTCAATAATATCATCAGTATAATCTTCTTCATTAATTTCATTTTTTAAATATACAGCAAAAAAATATGGTTGAGAATTAGGTAAATCTATTTCTCCAATTTCATCACCATTAATCGACAAAAAATTATTTCTAATATGCTTTTTTAATACCGTATAATTTGTATGTAATCTACCATATGAATCAAACTTAAAAAATATATGACCAGTATTAATACCATCTATTGATGCTAAATTTTTAAAATATTTTTTTAGTTCTATGGTTTTATTTTTTTTCTCACCTTTTAACCACACTAATGATAAATCATAATCTATATTAACATAATATAAATCATCGATCAAAATTTTTCTTAATTTCATACTTATTGGTGAATCTTGCATTGCTGTAAATGACCTAATAAGATATTCTTTTTTATGCTTTTTTAATAATATTTTATCTGTTATTTTGGTTCTCATTACATCCAATCCAGTAATATTCATTTTATATGTTTTTGCTTTCTTACCAACATAATAAGACGATACTAAATACATAAAATCATAATCCAATAAATACGAAATATAATAATTATAATATTTACCATATTTTTTTTTCAATATCACCGACCACAAATTATGTTCCACATCATCCAATAAAAAATATTTTAATATTAATTCATGCATTATATTAATCAAATATGCTGTTTTTATAGTTATTCCCTTATATTGAATTTTTTCTATATTCGTTAAATATTCGTATTCTTTTGGTATAAATTGATATAAATACCCCTTGTCTGTTCTACACAAATTTTATTGATTATTTTTTCTTTTATATTTTTATAATATTTTAAGAAAAAGTTTACAAAAAATCTTTATAAATCTCAATTATTTTTGAAATTATCACTTTTTTATTATCAACCCAATATTTAAAGAGTATTTTCCTATTAGATATATCCATAACCATATAATTAATTGCATTTTCTTTACTCATTTTAAATACATCAAACAAAACACCATTTAATATATCTTTATATATTTCATCATCTATTATATCAAACGGAAAAATATATTTTATATTTTCACTATATGTTTCATTAAAATATCTATCATAATTAAATATTTTATTATTTAATGTAGATTTATATACAACAATAGATAACTGTTGTATTACATCAAATAATTTTGTTTCAATATAAAATATTATTTTTTGTTTACTCATTATTATTTCTTTTTGCTTTTACCTGGCTCAATTCCATCAAAATCTTCTTTATCCCAATGCTCTGGTTTCCAATCTGGATTATTATCCTTATATTTATATTTATCCATTTCTCTATATAAATTATACCAATATACTTTTCTTATTTCAGTTTTCCCCTCTATTGTTTTATTATTTTCATCCTTTACATCACCACCAACATAAGCAGTTTGACCAAATCCCTCATTATACCTCTTTAAACTATCCTTAAAATCTAATGTTGGTCTTGGAACACCAATCTTATCCCAATCAAAATCTCCATCATTATCACACACAATCAAATCATCTGAATCAATCATAAATATTGGGAAATTTGTTTTTATTTCTAATGTAAATGTCATCTTTCTTTTTCTATCAGATTGCATATCAACATCTCTTATAAACTCAAACCCTTTATCATCTGGTAAAATAAACTGTGCATCTATTTTTATACCATAATAATCAAAATTAAAAAATTGATAATTAAAAAATGTATTCATTAATTTTTGAGTTACTTTATCTATTTCATTAGCAGTAGCTAATTGTATAGTAACGTCATATGTCAATGTAATAGGAACAGCTTTTACTTTACTAATTATTTTCTTAATAACTCCATTTATCGTCTCTTTCTGTGCTAAATATTGATTAGGGTTTGAAAATTCTTCTGAATTTGAACTAATAGAATTTAGTGTTATATGACCACGTTGATATTGATCAGTATTCATAGATACCCTTTTATCTACAATATCATCAATAAACGCATCAAAAACAAATCTTTCATCTCCGGTTAATGATGTATAAAATGGTAAGAAAACTCTTTTATATCCAGTCTCATTATCATTTTCTGGGGTATATTTATTAATCCATCTTACTCGTTTACTTAATGTGTTTGCCAATGATACTGTAACCATTCTAAAAAATTGATCATCAAAATCATAAACGTGTCCTATTTCTTTCATTATATAATATTATTTTTATTATATATAAAAATCAACATAACTCAATTAAATTTTTTTCTTCTTTATTGTATTATTAGATGTATCATATAAATAAAAGTTAATATCATATAGATCTATTATTTCATTGAAATATTTTTCTATACTATTAATATTACCAATATCATCATCACTAAAACCTAATTTAACTTTCATATTAACTCTTTGTCCAAATTTATTTATTTTTTTAGAAAATTCATTAATTGCATATTTTTTACCAAGTTCTGGATTCTTAATATTTATATCCATATCATATTTTTTCATAAACTCAGGCGAAGTTACACCAAAAAAATCACAACTATCTAAATATTTATCTATCAACAAATCATCATTATTTATGTTTTCATTAAATAATTTTTTAAACCACATTAAATTTTCCAACATTAAATAGTGTTGTTCTGGTGTTAAATATTCATAAATTATTGTTTCTACCCCTCTTCTTAATATATCCACAGAGGATGCTCTAGCAGTAATAATAGCAAATAATTCACCTTTAACTAGTGTATCAATAAACATATCAAATGATGGACCAAACAATTCTTCTTTTAAAGAATCTCTAATATTTTTTATAAAATATTCATCATCTCTAAATTCAATAAATGATTCTTCTGGATCACCATTAACATATTTATATTCACCTATTTGTGGTGTATCTTTTATATCATTTCTAATTTCAGCAAACTTAGAAGTTGAAATAGCAATTCTATCATAACCACCTATTGTTTTTTTATCTAAATGTATTTTTGTTGGCATAAATAATATATTATCATCCCAATCATACGCATAAAAATGTAACTCATTTTTTATACCAATATCATTAAATGTTTTATATTTTTTCATATTACTTATATAATAATAATTACCAATTGTTGTTATTTTTTTATTATATACACATTATTATAAATTTTTCTTTTTTATATTAATATTTTATTTATCTTTGCAAATGAATAATATAAAAATAATATAAAAATATACGTTATGAAATATCTTGAAAAAACTATAACCTATCTGGTTAAAACAAAATTAATTAAAACAGATGCAATAGAAAAAAGTGAAGACATTGAACATAATATCAATTCTGGATATTATAATCAAAAAAAATATGTTTATCTTAATTCTAAATCACTACTTGAAGAAATAGAAGAAATAGTAAACAATATCTCTATACCAAGAGAATACACAACTAACTTAACATCAGCAAAAAAAATATTAACAAGAAAATTAAATAAATATAATTATATTACTCAAAATGATGATACTTGGTACACGGATTGGCAACACCTAAACAATGTTCCAGATGATGTTATGTCTAAAATTTCCAATATTATATATGATATGAGTATTGATGAATACAACAAACCAAGTACTGCTGATGAACTACTAAGTCTATATCAATTAAATAGATAATTATATAAACTATTTATAATATAATAACTAAAATAATTTTTTAAAAACATGAAGAAATTAAACTACACAAAAACAGTAGAAAATATACAAAATATAATGAAAGATTACATCATCAAAGCAAATCTAAAATCTTTAGTTATAGGGATTTCTGGTGGGATAGATTCTGCATTAGTTGCTGTTTTAGTAAAACCAGTTTGTGATGAATTGGGAATCCCACTCATTGGTCGTTCAATCACCATTGGTACAAATTCACCAGAAGAAATAGCAAGAGCAAAAGCTATTGGAGATTTATTTTGTACCAATTTTGCAGAAATTGAGTTAACAAAATATTATAAACATATTGAGGATTTTGATGTGATGGAGAATGGTGATAGAGAGGACGAAAAATCACACAAGATTCGATTAGGAAATTTCAAAGCAAGAATGAGAATGATGTATCTATATAATATTGCATCTAATACAAAAGGTCTTGTATTATCAACTGATAATATGACTGAATTACTTCTTGGTTTTTGGACATTACATGGTGATGTTGGTGATTTTGGTTTAATTCAAGAATTATGGAAAACTGAAGTCTATGATTTATCTGAATGGTTATCAAAACAATTCAATGATACCGAAAAAGAAACAGCAATAATGGACTGTGTTAATGGTGATGCAACAGATGGATTAGGTATAACATCAACAGACTTAGACCAAATATTACCAGATTGGAAAAATCGACACACAACTACTCGATCAGGGTATTCCGAAGTTGATGAGATTTTAATTAATTATTTTAATTTAGCAGAAACCTTAATCAACACTAACATGAGTGTAAATGAACACATTAAAGTGTCAAACGAAATATTAAATATTAGAGAACACGATGTTATTAAAAGACATTTCAACTCACAATTTAAACGAGAAAACCCATACAACATCAATAGAGATGATTATGTTGTATATTAAATCATAAAAAATTAGAAACATGGTAAATATAGATTTCAATAAAACTATTAGTTTTGATGTAGATTCTCAAAATGGATTTACTCCAAATTGTCCAGGTGAACTACCAGTAAACGATGGTCACAATATCGTTGATGAATTAAACAACCAGGCAAAATTTGCTAAATATAGATTTATGAGCAAAGATGCACACCCACAAAATGGATTATGGACATCAAATTCAAAAAATAAACAATTTTCTCCTGTCATTGATATTAAAGATGTAGATATACATTGGAATCAACATTGTGTTGTTGGTACATATGGTTTTGAATTAATCAATGGATTACCACACCCAAGTGAATATGATTATTTAGTATATAAGGGAGTTGAAAGAGATATGCACCCATATAGTCCAATTTATCACAACTTGAAAAAAACCATATCCACTGGTGTTATTGAAATGGCAAAAGCATTAAAAGTAGAAACTTTTATTGTTGGTGGTTTAGCAACAGATTATTGTGTATCTGAAGCAGTATTAGATTTAAAAAAAGCTGGATTTAATGTTATATTAAATCTAGCAGCATCAAGAGGAATAAATAATGACTTATCTCATAATATCCAATTATTCCAAAATAATGATATAATAATAATAACCAACACAAATTCATTAAAATTAATTTAAAATAATACCCACCATAAAATTCAAAAAAGTATCAATTTATTGATACTTTTTTTTTTATTTAAACATTTTTTATTTTTTCGCATATATTAATCAAATATAAAGAAGAAAAATATGATAACACTAAAATATTTTGCATATGGCAGTAATATGTCTAAAAGTAGAATGATTAAAAGAGGATTACCAATAAGCAATAGACAAACAGGAATATTAGAAGACTACAAATTTATTATAAATAAAAAATCATATAAAAACCCAAACATTGGGTTTGCTAATATCATACCATCGAATAAAGATGTTGTGGAGGGAATATTATATGATGTAACCGAAGAAGATATTAAAAAATTAGATAAATTTGAAGGATACCCAAAACATTACGATAAAAAAATATTAACAATAAAACTATCCACTGGCGATTTAACCCATGCAATAGTTTATGTTGCAAAAGACGATTGGGTATCAGAAACTACACTAAATTCAACCATAGACTATAAAAATTTCATATTAGAAGGTGTAAATTTTTTATCAGCAAAATACTTTTATTTTCTTAAAGAAAATATAAAAACTAATTAAAAAACATATGAAATTATATAGATTTAGCATAAATGTTAAAAACAAAACTAATTCACGACAAAAATTAAATGCAACAGTAACATATATTGTAGTAATAGATAATGAAAAATATTATTTGATACACGAAGATATGTACTTTAATTTTAGTTTAAATATAATAAAAGATAAAAAAAGATACGGTAAAGCATATAAAAAATTATCATATTTCAAATTTAGGGAAAAAATCATCAAACTATTAAAAGACAATAAAACACCATATACATACGACAATAGGAAAAATAAATTATATAAAATCCCAAAACACATTCAAAACATAATCAATCAAGAATTAAACTCAAACGTACACACTATATCAGCACTCGAAGGATTTCTTAGAGGATCAAATATAACTGGTGCAGATTATGATATAAAACGAACAGCTATATTTATAACGAATAGTAATTATGAAAATTATAGATTTACAAATTTATTTAAACATAAAATAAAAAAAATAAAAATAAACTATAAAGTTGATGACGTAATAGATATATCATTTGAAGAATTTTTAGAATTAACAAACACCAAAGAATCATTTTTATTAATAAATAGAGATGTCGAAGACATTAAACAAAATAAACCAGCATCTAGTGAATGGTTAGAATTAGTAAACAATAGTAAATTAAAGAAAAAAATAGAAATAAAAAACAATTTATATTCTAACCGGAAATATAATAAAAGCGAAAGAACACAACTTAGACCAAATATTTTAAAATATTCTAATCAATTAAATTATTGGGATATTCAAGAAAAACGATTAGAAGCAGCACATATAGTCGATGTTAGACACTTATCCATAGACAAAGATGGTAAATACACTTGTGAACTAATATCACACAACAATGGACTTTTATTACCACACGATGTTCATATAGATTTTGATAATTATATATTTGTAATAAATGAAAATGGAGATATAATATATGACACAAATTCATCATACATAACACAAATAATTAAACAATTAGATGAAAATTACAATTTATTGAATATTGATTTTAAATCAATGATTAAAAATCACAGTGGTATGAAAAAATATTTAAAAGAAAGAGTTAATATATATTATGATAAAAACAAAATATAATTTTTATATATACATTTATGAAATATATTAAAAAAATATCAGAAGATAAAGTTTTTAAGTTCAATGATTATAATCCAACAAAATATAATGGGAATATAATAGTAACAAATATAATGGAGTGGTTAAGAGCACACCTATTAGATAATGATAAAAACAAAGAAACAATTAATGTTCCACTTAATCAATTTTTAGCGGAAACACAAATTGATATTAATAAACTTAAAACATTTATTAATGAACAAAACAAAACAGATAAACTTGAATCATTTAAAATAAAAATAGAAAATAATTATATTATATTCTATGATTTCAAGAAAAACACACACGCATTAGAAGACATCAATACTATATAAAAAACACACAACATGGATAAAATTTTTTATGATAATAAAACATACGATGCCAACATCACAAACTTAACCATACACGATATTCAACATATAAGTGTAGTCCAATCAATAAATATTGAAATATATATGGATATTTTTAATTTATCCACCACATTAAATAACCCAAGTGAAATAAAGCTAAACACCATCAATAATATATTTGATCAAGAAACTCATATAAAAAACTTCAGTATATTAAAAGATGATGTTTTTTTTTTATATAGCAGAAGCATCAATACAACACCACAATTGGATTTATGAAGATATAGGGGTAAAAATAATATGTTTTATTAAAGCATTTAAAATATTAAATTATAATAATTTAAAATATGAAATACCACAAAAAGAAATAGATATTTACAAACAATATATTAGAACTGAAAAACTGAAAACAATTTTAGAAATTCGCTAAAAAATAGAACTCTGCTTATCCATTTAAACTATTTTTCAACTTTGCACATACTTAATTAGGCTACACCAACACTATTATTGATTGTTATGTATTTTAATCTAGTGTCTTTCCCATTATTATATATCTACTGCATCTTCAACGATCAGAGTAATAAGTCAATAATCATCTACTCAGTATAGTTTTTAATTATGTTACAAAGGTAATACTTTTTTTTATACAAAATATATTTATTTTATGTTTAATTTTTATTTATCTTTGTGGAATATTAATCAATAAAATATTTTGTTATGAAAAGCAGAAAAACAAGCACACTAATAATCGAAAAATATAAATTAGATTATGAAAATGGCATCCTATGTGATGTTACAATTAAAAATAAAAAATTGTTTGATTTCTCTTTTCACACCAAAGGAAAAAATAAATTAAACCTAATGGTTGTTGAAAATATTGATGAGGTTTTAAACCACCACTGGTCTGAACACCACAATACAATTATAACAAAGGAGTTTTCATCAATAGATGATTTAAAAAAATTCAACGATTTTGATGATTTATATTATATTGGTGCTAGTAGAGATGGCATAGTAAAAGATAAAAATGGAAATATCTTAGCTTCTATTATAATATTATCTGATAGTCTTTTTTCAATATATTGTCATATTAAAAGAAAAACCGATGTTGATATTTTAAAAGAAAAATTAAGCAAATCAAAAAATATATTTGATATTAAAGATTATACTATTCCATACTATAATGGTGGTGGTGAAAGTATTCAAGCAAAAATGAAAATATCAGACAAATTACTTAATAAACATTTAAATTCATCTGAATATTTAGATGAATATAAAAAAATAGCAATCATAGAAGATTTAATTGGTGAAAGTATAATTATCCCAGAAATTGAATATGATGATGATGATGATGATGATGATGATGATGAATGTTATTGTACATGTTAATTTAACATATACAATAACCATCTAAATAAAATAAACTACACTAATTCCAGTTGATTAATGTAGTTTATTTTTTGTTGTATAAACTGTTTTCCTATCGTTCCATTCATTCTAATTGTATCTTGGTTATTAGAACACAATATTAATGTTGGTAAATTTTTAATAGAAAATAATTCTGCTAATTCATATTCTTCTTCAATATCAACCATATAAAAAATAATATCTTTATTTATTTTTTCTAACTCTATCAAATCTTGTTTTATTTTATCACATGGTTTACACCATGTTGCATAAAAATCAATTATACATGGTATATTTGATTTATATACACATTGATTATTTTCTGAGATTATAAAATTATTTAATAGCTCCTTTGTTGTTATTTTTACCATTGTTTATGAATTATTTTTTTGTTTTTTTATATATTTAATGAAAAAAATCAAAAAATAAATCTATTTTTTATACCCTGATTTATGGCTTATAATTGACGTATTATTTTAAGATATTTATTTTTTTTTCATAAAAATAATTAACTTGAATGTAATATTCCCAAGATATTATAAAAAAAAAAATATAAATTATAAAAACTTTTATAAAAAAATAAAATATAACCTATATTCATGAGATATATACCATTTATAGATTATAGTTTTAATATATAAATTATATTTAAGAAAAAAAAAACAATGTCAAAAATATGTCAGTAATAAATTTAAAAAGTCAAACAGATTTATCAGGTTTTTATATCATATATAAAGGTTCAGTACAAAATGAAAAATCAGGGAATTTTGGAATTTCACATTTAATGGAACACCTAGTATATAAAAGTATTGATTATTTAATGGATGATTTTGATCGATATGGTATAGCAAACAACGCATATACATCAGACACAGAAATCGTTTTTTATATAACAGGGTTAGATGAATATATAAACAAATATAAATCTGAAATTTTAGAAAAACTATTAAAATTCCAAATAACAGAAGAACAGTTTATAAACGAAAGACAAATCGTATTACAAGAATATGATATGTATTTTGGACAACGAACTGAAAACCATTCTTTAAATTTAAATAGAAAATTATTTAATACATATGATGCTATTGGTTATAAACAAGATTTAGAATCATTATCATATAAAGACATTAAAGATTATTTTGAATTACAATTCACTAAACCACACACCATAATCAATGTTTCCAAACATAATGATTTTAAAACAGATATTGAATTTTCAAATGCAACATATTCCAATATCATATCATATCAAGAAACTCCAAAACAAGAAACTATATATGAACCAATTAACTTAACACCAGGTAAAGTTAGCTTAATTAATGTCAACAAAAATGTTATAATACAAGATTTCCCATATATATCATTCATAACTAGAATGTTAGGACATGGACTTCAAAGTCCACTATACCAAGAAATAAGAGAGAAAAAGGGGTTAGTATATTACGTTAGATGTAGTTTAGATAGAATGAGCGACAATTCTGGAATATTACATTTTTCTAGTGAAACATCCGAAGATTTAGTTGAAGAATTTCAAAACACATTAAAAGAAATATTAGACAACCCCAAAAAATATATGACACAAGAAAGGTTTGATATTATATATGATGCCATAAAAATATCTTTAAAAACATCTAAAATAAATAGATATAGTAATGTAAATAAATACATAACACCAAAAGAATGGCAATCAGAATATATATTACCTAATTTAACATTAAATAAAATAATGGATTATTACGTTAAATATTTTAATTTTGATGATTTATATTTAAGTATTGATTCTAACGAAACATTTAATAATAAAGCATAATGATTACGAAACTAAAAATATTTGAAATGAACCACATATCGGAATTTGATTTCAATTCATTAGATGATATTAAATATTTTGTGGAAAAAGAAAATGGTGATATTAATAATTTTAATACTCCACTAATTATATATTTTATAAATAAATTTAGTTTGAAAGATGATGAAGAGGAAATTTATAAAATAACCAAATACCTATTAAAAAATGGTGCTAACATAAACGCTCAAACCAATTTACACACACCATTAATATGTACACTAATTAATGGATTTCATAAAGTTTCAAATTTTTTAATTGATAATGGTGCAGATCCAAACACAAAACCATTAGGAAATGGCACTGATACCCCACTACTAAAAGCATTAGTTATTAATAAATTACACAAAACTAAAATAGATCACACCATAATCAAACTAATAAGAAAAGGATCAAAATTACATCATAATGAGGTAAAACTTTTAACACCAACACTATTAAAATACATTAAACACATTTTCAGAAAACAATGGAATAAATACGAAAAAGAAAATACTTTAGATAATTTTAATATTTAATTTGTATATTGAAATAATTAATTGTATCTTTGCAAAGGAAATCGAAACCACATTAGTTCAGGTAAGGTCCTGATATAAGTGATGAAAAAAACATCATCATCTCAGGTCTATGGGAAGTAAATTTATTGATAACCCTAACCCGGTGGTTTAATCAGAATATAACTGAAAAAAACATGTAGGTTCGAGTCCTTCTATGACAACAAAATATTATATCATATGACAAATAATTTATACCAATACTTAAAAAAAGAATGGATATATTGCAACCACAAAAAATATCATCACTATTTTGATGGTTGGGTAAATAATTTAACAGAAAACCAAATATATTACTTTAAAATTTATATGAATAAAAATATAATCACATGAAAAAAAAAACATGAAAATAACCGATGCTATTGATTACTTAAATGGAACAATTTTAGTGAATGAAAAAACATTAGACGAAATAAATCTAATTAAACCAAAAAATTTCGAATTTAAAAAATATATTGGTACTTTTTCTACAATATTAATTATTGGGATTATACCTACCGTAACTATATCATTATTTATGACTGATATGTTTATAAAAATTATGATATTATCATTATCATTTACATTTTTTACATCATTCTTATCAACAATAGATAATTCGAATGGGTTCATGTTTAATTATATCAGCAATAGCTTAAATATTAATAAATATATCAACCTATTAGATTATAAGAGGAAAATAGAAAAAGAACTACTTTCAGAAAAAGCACAAATTGATGTATTAAATCATATGTTAAATCACCACCAAACGACAATATAAATATGGAAAACAATATACCAGATAAATTAATATTAAACAAATTCACTATCAACAAACCATTTGATTGGGAGTTAGACACAGTACAATTAGAGATAAATAGTTATGTTTATGATTCAACTAATATTAGCTTAGATGATTTAAAACTATTACACGATTATATAGGAAAAATACTCAAAATTTATTAATATGGGAAAAATAGGATTATTTATGGGTTCATTTAATCCAATCCATATAGGTCATATGATTATTGCTAATTATATGTTAGAGTTTACTGATTTAGATGAAATATTATTCATAGTCAGCCCACAAAACCCATTTAAAGAAAATTCAGAACTTTCTCCTGAACAACACAGATTAGAAATGGTAAAAATAGCAATATCCAACTCAAAAAATATGAGTGTGTCAGATATTGAGTTTAAAATGAAAAAACCATCTTATACAATAGATACATTAAAAAAATTAATAGGAGATTCATTAGATGAATATTTTTTAATTATAGGATCTGATAATTTAATAATTTTTGAAAATTGGCATAAATATAAAGAAATTTTAAAATTAGTTGACTTATATGTTTATAATAGAAAAGGATATAATTATATTAACATTGATTTTATCAATAAATATAATATTAAAATCTTCAATAATTGCCCTGAAATAGAAATGTCGTCAACTTTCATAAGAAAAAACACTATAACTAAAAATCTTAAATATTTCCTTCCTGGAAATGTTTATGAATATATGAATAAACACAACTTATATAAAAAATAATTAAAAAACATGAATATATTTAAAAAATATTTAGCGAACAACTTAGCAATAGCATATAAAAATAAAAATTATATTGATTTTATTAAACTATATAAAAGAATAACTAAATTAGATAATAATTTCTATTATAGATTATTTGATATGAAAGAAGATGAAATATCAATATTATTAAATATTGATGTGAAATTTGTAATAAATAATATAGATAATTTTATGTGTAAATATAACAGACTTATCATCACCTCTGCATTAAAATACAATAAGATAAAATATAATTATTTATTATCTAATACATCATTAACAATAAATGATTTTTATCAAATATTACTCGAATTAGACGACAAAGAATATTTTGATGAAAATATTAGTTTAATCCAAATTAAAGACGTAACCGAAGATAGTTCATATATTTCACTAAAATACTATTTTGATAATATAGTATATTTTGATAGTTGGGAAAATAAAACATTATTTATATACAATAAACTTCTACATAATAGACAATTTTTAGAATGGTTTATATTACCAGAAGATATTATAAAAATTGAAAATTTTGAAAATTTAAATAAATGTTCATTATATTGTGATGCATATAATGAAAAACATATTATACAATTTTTAAAATCTTTAACACACCAATCACTATACAATAAATATCTTTTAAAAAAAATAAAAAAAATAGACATGGATAATATTCAAATTTATGGCATTGTTATGGATATTTTGAATTGTACACCAACAGAATGTTTAGCAACTATTTTAGTTAAAACAGATTTAACAATAAAAGAAAAACAAGAAATATTATTATTAAAAACAAGAAAATCATGTTCAATATAAAACCTATATTTTATTTATATTTAAGTATATTTTCGTTAATATTATTTATTGGATTTCTCACATATGATCAAAAATATACATATATAATATTTATTAGTTTTTTAACTACAATTTTATTTGGTAATTTACATGGTTATTCAACAGAAAAATTAAAATGGAACAATGGTATTTGTAAAAAAACCAATAAACCATGGGAATTTATAGATTATGATGAACTACAAGATGAATCATATATTTTTACATTTAAATCAGAAACTCATACATATTCTTCACAATATTTACATTATGATTTATTAAAAAAACAATACAAAGGAAAAAACAAATTATAATATGGGAAAATTAAAAATAAAAAACGAAATTTCATTAAAAAATAAAAAAGCATTTTTTAATTATGAAATATTAGAGGTATTTGAAGCAGGAATAGTATTAGTTGGTTCTGAAGTAAAATCCATTAGAAATAGTAATGTTAGTTTTACAGATTCATATTGTATTTTTAATAATGATACAGAATTATTTTTAAAAAATCTACATATAGACACATATAAAAATACATCATATAATGAACATGATCCAAAAAGAGAAAGAAAGTTATTACTAACCAAAAAAGAGTTACTTAAACTTAATGAAAAGGTCAAAAAACAAGGAATAACAATACTACCACTAAAAATATATTTTAAAAATGGAAAAGTAAAAATAAATATAGGTCTAGCCAGAGGTAAAAAACAACACGACAAAAGAGAATCAATTAAAGAAAAAGACATTAAACGAGAATTAGATAGAAATATTAAACGATGATACCAACAACATTCACATTAAATATTTTCCATGAAGATAAGCAACAAATAATAAACCACATATCTGATCATTATGATTTATCTATATTCAAAAATATTAATAAATAAGAAAAAATTATAAACCAAGTAACAATTTTTTTGATTTTTTTCAATAATAATAATATTTTTAATGATAAATTAACAATATACATAAAAAACAATAAATATAATGGGTTTGATAAAGACTTCTTAAACACAGAACAATTAGAAACCATTATCAACAGTAAAACATTTATCAATAAATTAAGAGTACTAAAATTAAAATCTATTTTAAAATATGATTAATAATACAACATTAAATACATTACAATCAAAAATGAATATTTTTGATAAAAACATTAAACTATTATTAATAGATGAAGATACATCTTTAATAGCATTATATAGAAATAAAATATATCAAACAAATATTAGAACATTAAATAGTTCAGACAATAATTATATATTAAATAGTAATATAAATATAATAGAAAAATTAATCAACATAATTAAAAATGATCAATTTTATTTAAGAAGTAATAAATTAAGAACAATTTTAAAAAAAAACAAAAACATTTAATATCATGAATATAAAAAATACTAAAAACAATATAGAAAAGTATATATCATTATCAGATAAACCACTTGACTATAAAACAATAAATTCTACTGATTTCTTTATAAGACAATATAAAAAAACAAACAACTAACAAAAACATTCCATAATAATGATGGTGATGTACTTGATATTATTATTAGTTTAGATAATTTAATAACAACAATAGCAAATTATAGATATGATATTGTTAGAAACATTAAATTATGAAGAAGATGATAAATACCACATTGCACACAAATTTTTAAAATAAAATAAAACATATAATTATGAACGTATTAAGCTTATTTGATGGTATGAGTGGTGGCCAAATAGCACTCAATCAATTAAACATTAAAGTAGATAAATATTTCTCTTCTGAAATAGATAAATTTACTATCAAAGTCACACAAGAAAATTACCCTAACACAATACAAATTGGTGATATTAAAGATGTTGATACCAACAAATTACCGAAAATTGATTTATTGATTGGTGGTTCACCATGTCAAGGTTTTTCATTTGCTGGAAAACAATTAAATTTTGAAGACCCAAGAAGTAAATTATTTTTTGAATATGCTAGAATACTTAAAGAAATAAAACCAAAATATTTTTTACTCGAAAATGTTAAAATGAAAAAAGAATATCAAGACATTATCACTGAATACTTAGGAGTTGAACCAATTTCAATAAATAGTGAATTTTTTTCTGCACAACGAAGAGAACGATTATTTTGGACAAATATTAAAATAAATGAATTACCAAATGAAAATAAAACCACAATTTCCGATATATTAGAACCAAAATTCAGTAATAATCTTTTAATAGATAAATGTAGAATAAAAAACTATTGGATAACTAAAAATTATTTTCAATATGATATTAGTGGAAAAAAACACAAATCACAAGATCAACGAGCATACTTTGAATATAGTAAACATGGTACTCTTCAAGCACATGGTGCAAGTAGTAAAGTGAAAGTTTATTATAATAATGGATTTATTCGAAAATTAACACCAATAGAATGTGAGAGACTACAAACAGTACCAGATAATTATACTAACTTTGTATCAAACTCACAAAGATATAAAATGTTAGGTAATGGTTGGACTATTGAAGTCATTAAACATATTTTAAAAAATATTAAATAAATAATAAATAAATATATATCGTAATGATTTTTTATTTACCTTTGTATCACATTAAACAAGTATAAAATATGAATATAAAACAACAGTGTGAACAATATTTAAAATACAAATATGAATATTACATTATTGGTGAATCTAGTATTAGTGATTATGAATTTGATGTATTTGAACAAGACTTAATTAAAACCAATGATAGTTTAGCACTACAAGTAACAAATCTTGTTGATTTCCCATCATTAAAAACAATAAAAAGTATTGGTTTAAATATTGAAAATATAGCACCCACATATAAAGTAAAACGTGATGATGCTGATTATAAACACTCAACATTGATGCTTTCAACACAAAAAATTCAAGTTAACGATGAAGACAATTTACCATTACACGAAGTTAATCTATTTTTAAATAGAACACAATCACCTTATTATGAATGTGGACCAAAATATGATGGAAATGGATTAGATGTTTTATATATAAATGGTAAATTAGAAAAAATATTAACTCGTGGGGATAAATTATATGGTAAAGATAAAACTAAAAAACTTAGCTTATTAGTACCATCAACAATCCCAATGAAAGGTAATATTGAAGTTAGAGGGGAAGTTGTAGTAAATGAAAAATATTGGAAAGAATTTTTCTCAAGAAATGACCCAAATAATCCTGATAATGCAAGAAATTGGGTTGCTGGAATAATATCCAAAGAAAATTATTATATTGAGGAATTAAATGAATTAGTTTTTGTTGCGTTTTCTATGGTTGAAGTTAAAAACGAAAAACCAAACTATATAGAAAATGAAATAATAAAATTAAAGGAAAATGGATTCAACAAAAACCATGATCCATTCATGATTAAAATCAAAGGAATTAATGATTTTAAAGATATGTATTTTAAATATAAAAAATATAGAGATGATTGTGAATTTATGTTAGATGGTATTGTTATTAAATACCCAGAACATATAAGAAATAGTCTTGGTGTAAACAATAAGTATCCTAAATGGTCTGTTGCTATAAAATTCATCCCAGATGTAGTTAAGACAATGATTAAAGAGATTATTTGGTCATTGGGTAAAGATGGTCATTTAACCCCAATCGCTATCTTAGAGCCAGTAGAATTACTTGGTACAATGGTTAGAAAAGCAAGTTTAGCAAACTTAGGTAATATTCAAAGACGTGGTGCTTATCCTGGTGCAATAGTTTCCCTTAAAAAAAGTGGAGAAATCATACCAATGATTATAGATGTTTTAGTTAAAAGTCCAAAACACGATATATACGAAAAAGAATTAAATGATTATTTATTAACACATTAAAATCATCAATATGCCATATCTTAGTGAAAAAATAAAAATCTCTGGTACGAAACACGACAGAAGAATAAAATTAACACAAGAAGAAAGAATTGAGATATTTAATAGTAATTTATCTCAACGCAAACTTGCTGCAATTTATAATGTCAGCAGAAGCCTTATTCGGTTTATAAAAGACCCAGAAAAAGCTAAAAGAAATTATCAACTCAGATTACAACGAGGTGGATCCAAACAATATTATAATAAAGAATATTCTACATTAAAAACAAGAGAACATAGACAATATAAACAACAATTATTTATAAACAACGAAATATCTAATTAAATATGAAAAATAAAATAGACCGTGCTGTTGACACTTATTTCAAAAATAATGAAATAAACTCAAATGATTTATCTCACGTAAAAGATATAGCAAAATCTATACTATATGATAAATTTAATGTAATGCACGGTGGTGGATTCGTAAAAGCTTTTAATTTAAATAATTTATTGATGACTTTTCAAAAAGCTGATTTAACAATATTAGATGCTATACCATACTTAGTAAAAATGACACAAAATATAGAAATCAAATAATAAACTTTAAATAATATAAATTATGGGAAAATACATTAACACAAACAGTAAAGGTGAAGTACTACCAACAATCAACAAAGCAAAAGAGTTAATTAAAGATGGTGCAAAAATGGTTAGTGATGAAAAATTTTTAGAAAATATGGTATGTGTTGTTGAAAATGCATGGTTTGATGCAGCAGCATATGCTTATAGTGAAAAAGAATTTTTATTATTTAAAGAACCAGATGGAAGGAAAAAAACGTGGTTAATATATCCACTCGCACCTAAATTAGCACAGTAATTTTTATAGTAGTAAAAGATTTATTTCAATGTAATTATAGCAGAAATTATTTTTTTACTACTATATTTTTTTATTTCCAAAATATTATCATATTTGGTTTTTTTAATATCTTCTATTATGAAATCTATTGCTAAATATGATTCAAAAAATATTTCAACATAATTTTCATCTTTACTATCCATTTTATATGCTTTTATATCAAACCCAGCATCCTTTAAATATTTTTTGACTATCTCCTTCATCTTTTTTATTCTTTTTTATGGCTATGTTTATCATAACCAATTAACTCGTAGCATAATTAACAATATTTTTCAATAAATTCACTTCATCAAATAATAAGACATATAATACATTAATAGATTTATGTTCAACGTTTTTAAATAACTGTTTATTTGCTGCTTGTTTCATAGTAATATATATTAAATAAATAAATCATTTATTTATATACATATCAATTATTATACCATTCATTTTCATATTTCTTAATAACTAAATACATTTCATCTTGTAAAAATTCTCCTAAATCATAAAGAAAAAACTTTATAGTATCAGATATATCATCTTTCCATATCTCTGTTCCATCTATAAGATCAAATATTTTATCAAAATCTATTATTTTTAAAAAATTATCATTACTTTTTAAATTATAAATATAATTATATTTAAAGAACTCATTATCTGATATTATCATTTCACTGAGCTTAGTTTTTATAGCTGAAAATGTTGATTTTAAATATTTTTTTATTTCTGGTATATTATAATAATTATTAATAAAATCACCATTTTTATCATATGAATTATATTTACTACTACTTAATATTTTATTAAGATAATCATCAACATACTTTTTCATTTTTTTATTAATATCATCATTAAATTGTTTTTGTGTTGTTTTACCAATATATAATTTATATTCTAAATATTCTTTAATTGTTTTCGTATTATGCTTAACCATATCATCAGATAACATCTTTAAAATATTTCGAGAGATTATGTTTGTAGTAGATCTCATATTATGTATATCAGCACCAATACTATTTTCTAAATCTCTTGCAAAAACCCTATTTTGATATTTAATATGTTTTTCATAATCAATTATCCTATTTTTTATAGAATATAACTCTTTATCAGAATATTCACCTGTTAAATAATCATATAATTTTTTTTCATTTTCTATATCTTTTACTATATATAATGCCCCAATTTTATATATATAATCTAATGATTTATAGTCATCATCATCAATAATTTCTTTTGGTGAAATTTTTCTATTTTTATTACCACTATTAAAATATTTTTCATCATCATAAAAATTTATTTCAATGTTTAACTTTTTTGCATTTTCAATAATATCTTTATATAATTCTTTCTTTGAATTTAATATATCAATAGATATTATATATTCATTAATATTTTTTATTTCATCTTTATTAGATATTAATCTTTCTTCCATTTCATCAAGACTAGTATTATTTATCATTGATTTAACATCTCTTGGAGCATTCCAATAATCTATATTTATTATTTTATTATTATAATTTAATTTTTTTCCATCAAATTTAATTCTAACAGCACCATCAAATGAAAACCTATTTCCATATCCATGTTTTATAGATTTAGTTCTAGTCAAAGAAAAAAAGTACATCTTATTATTATTTTTATTATTATCTGCAACAGATCCTATTGAACTTGTTAAATATAATTTATTTGTTTCAAGAATATTCTTCAATCTTCTAATATTTGTAAAATGATATAATATATCAGTCGCTTTTTCTAATATAAAATTATTAAATTTTTTCATATCCTATATATAATTTTTTCATATCATTTTTTAAGAAAAAACAGATTTTTATTTTAATATATATAATAAATAAACTTAAAAAAGTAAAAAAAAAATAATTTTAAAATTATGCCAATACAAAATAAAGATTTAGGTAAATATGATAGACCAGATATATTTATCAATGAAATCAACGATTCTTTTATTGATTTACCACAACAAGATACATTAATAAACTTAGTTCCTGGATTTTCAAAAAATGGACCGGTTATGACACCAGAAAAAGTATCTACACCAGATGAATTTAAAAAAATATTTGGAGATATAGATAAAGGACTTGAAAGAAAAGGTTCATTTTTTCACAGAACATGTTTAAAAATGTTAGAATCTGGACCAATATACGCATTAAATTTATTATTAACAAATGATGATAGAGATAAAGCAAATTGGAAATCAATATCTTGTGCATCAAATTATAAAAATGACATAACTAAAAATATGCCATATTCAAGATTATTTAATAGACAAGATTTTTGGAAAAAAGATTCTGAAACATTCTTAGATTATGTTAATGATCCACAAGTAGATTATGATAGAGTTTTACATTTATCTAACTTAGGTAATAAAGTAACTACTACATTTATTTTCAAATCAAAAATAAAGGGGTTTGATATAACTGCTGAAGATTGGTATAATGGTAAAACTAATGTACCACAATATATTAACAATAAAGATTGGGTATCTGATTATATCGTATCTGTATTAGTATTAGATGGTGATTGGACACAATATGATAATTTATCTTCTGATCAACGTTGGGGGAATTATTTTACAAAAGATGGTTTAGATAAAAATAAAGTACAAAATTTTGTTGATGAACCAACTGTTAATACATTAGCTTATTATGATGCATCATTAATACCTTACTTTAAAGATTTTAGTGATAGAGATATGTATATTAAAAATTTAATTAATAATGACACAAATAAAACTGGTCTTTTTTGTGCATATTTTGAAGATGAAATTTTAGATGCTGATTTTCCAATTGGTAAAATAGATTTAATTGGACAAAACTTAGTAGGAGAGAATATATCAACTGATATTAATTTCTTATCATATAAAGAATCAATAGCCGAAAATATCACATATAATGAAACAGATTTAGATGATATAGGAAACGTTTTCGGTAATTATGCTATTTTAAAAGATGAATTTGTTGCTGGTTCAAATAGAACTGCAAGATATACAAACCATTATGTAAATGGTATGACAATCGGAAATACTGGTAGTATGATATTTAAAGAAGTTATTAGTTTTTCAGCACCATCTACAATAAGTTTAGCTAGTGCTGGTGCTAATATAAATGATAAAATATTCTTTAATAAAGATTATGATTCAATAATTGGATTCAATGAAACAAAAGCATATTATATCAAATCTATATCTGGTAGTGAGATAACAATATCTGAATCTATTGGTGGACCAACATTAACATTTGTTAGTGGAACTAAAAGTGATATGTATGTAACAAGCATTAAACACGATTACACTGCAACCGGAACACCATCGGATCCAGCATATTTTAATATTTCTAATACATCATATAGTATTTTAAGTGGAGCATCATTAAATATACAATTAGATCCTATATATTTTGATGATAATATACAATCATTTGAAAGATACGATATATTATATTTATCAAGAGAAAATGATGCTAAAATACACATATTAAAAGGTGACCAATCAGAAGAAAATTCAACTGCACAAAAACCATATTTCACTTTAGATTATAATGAACATATAATACTAGGTGTTATAAAAATCAGTTTAGTTAGTGGTGTATTAAATACTTCATATAATGGCATAACAATAAGTAATACTGGATATATACCATTTAATCTAAATATATCTAGTGGGACAACAACATCAAATTATATATCAATCGAATTTAATGGTACTAATGGGGTAACTGATTATACTAATTATATGCAAATAAGAAATAGAAATAAATATGATGAAATAGAAAAAAACCTATTAAATGGTAAAGGAGTATTAATATCAAATAATGATGCAAGTAAATATTATATAACAAATACAAATTTAACTACAATTGATTATAATAATACATCAAATGCTACAATAAAAATTTATGGTATGGATAATGCATCTGATTATTATTCAACTAGTGATCTATTATTATATTATATTGATAATGAATTTAATACACCAAATTCATTTAAATACATCAAATCATTAACAGTTAATACATCAGCAGATACTGCTATTATTGGTAAATATTCTAATTTATATCAAGATTATTACAATGGACAAATAAACAATGGTGATATTATTTATTTAAATAATAATACTGGGACTACTATTTCTAATAATAATATTCCAATAAATGGTTATTTTATAGATGATTTATTATCAATTGATTTAGATTCATTTATAATTGATTTTGATACTACTTATGATAAAAAAATAATCATAAAATCAAATAATTCATCATATAAACAAACTGTTGAAATTGAAAAAACTATACCGGCTGATATATTAAACCCAATGGAAACAACATATTCTATTAAAGTTGATAAAAATAGATATAATGAATTAATTAGGGGTGAATTTTTAGAAGCATATTACAATGTTAATGATTTAGTATATGGTGAATCACCAAAAACATTAACTAGAATTATTAAAGTACAAAATGATTTAGATGATGAATCACTAAAAATATTAACTTGTGATGCACCAATAAATTTAACAGAATATCCTATTGGTAGTAGAAAATTTAATACTATGACATATCCAACAATTGATAAATATGTTAAAACATATAAAGGTATTAAATTAACACCATTTATAATTAGTCCAGAATCTATACCTAACGGTACAGAAGAAAGACAATCTAATATTTTAAATTTATTACACCCTAACACTAATTTAGGTAAAGGATTAATAAATAAAAATAAAATACAATGGAGATATTTAATTGATAGTTTTGGACTTGGTTTAACATCAAACTCAAAACAACAATATGCTGATTTATTAGGTAAAAAATTAAATTCATTTGGATTTATTTCTGCACCATCTGTAAAAACATTTAAAAAATCAACAAACCCAAGTTTTATAAATGATGATAAAACATTAAACACAAATTATTTGAAAACTGGTGGAGATGAATTAAAAAACCCATCATTTTTATATAGTTTTGCAACCGGTGTAGGTAAATCAACAATAGGTTACTTCTTCCCATATATTAATGTTAATAATGATGGTATTCCTAGTGATGTACCACCTGCAGCATATGTTGCAACAACATATATGCAAAAGTTCTTAACATCATCATCAGCAATCCAACCTTGGACAATAGCTGCTGGTATTAGTAATGGTAGATTAAATGGTGTTGGGGATGTTGAAATGGACTTCACTGATGAAGATTTATCAAATTTATATGGTATGGGATTAAATCCAATCGTTAAAAAAGCAAAAGCTGGATATTGCATAAATTCTGAATCAACAGCAGCAGTATTCCCATATTCTTCATTATCTGTTATACATTCAAGAGAAGTCTTAATAGAATTAGAAAATGCATTATATGATATGCTATTAAGATACCAATGGAGATTTAATACTGGAGCAATTAGAGCAGAAATAAAATATAAAGCTGATAAGATTTGTCAAGATATTGAAAATAGAGATGGTTTATATTATTATAATAATGTTATTGATGAAACTAACAATACTAATTATATTATTGATTTACAAATGGGTGTATTATATACATACATAGAAATAATTAAAGGTATGGGTATCATCGTAAATAACATTACTATTTTAAAGAAAGGTGATATTCAATCTGGTGGATTTTCATCTTAAAATTTAAGTTTATATAAAAAAAAAAGAGTGATTTTTTAATTACTCTTTTTTTATTGGTTTTTTTTTGTACCTTTGCATTAAATATAAATATAAATATAAATATTATGAAATTATCAGATTGGATTATAATTGATGGTTACTGTGCAACAAAAGTATTAGAAGGTACAGATCACAATAATGTAGAAAATAGAGTTGCTTTTATAGAAAAAAGCCCACGTATTAGAGTAGCACCATTTAACGGTGATGAAGATTGGAAAAACTGGAAATATGGAGACAAAGGAAGTGAATACGGTAAAGATATAGAAAGTAGAGAATGGTGTGACAATGAACTCATAAAACTTGGATATACACTTTAAAAAAATTAACAACAACAAACTAAATAATATAAATATGAATATTGAATTAAGTGATAAATTAATTGCAATTTTTTCAACACCTAATACTATAAAAATTGAAAAAGTGAAAAGAACCCATGGTGAAAAAAAGTTTTTTAAATATATATGGGAAATCAATGGAGTAAAAACAACAAATTGGGGTGGATTTGATACATTGGAAAGCTGTATTGATAATTGTTTAGAATGGATAGTTATTAAATCATTACAATAATGATAAGAACATATACACAAAAAAAGAGAGTTATTAAAAACAACTCTCTTTTTATTTATATATATAGAAAATATTATATATACTTTAAAAATGAGAAAACAAATTAATAATTTTACACAATGGACAAAGAAACAATTAAATGAAATTAATAACTCACATTTAATAGAAGTAATACCCAATAAATACATATATCATACATCAAATCCTATATTTAGAGATAAAATTAGAGAGATGGGATTAATACCAAAAAATAAGAGTGAAACTTGGTTATCAGACACAAAGATAAACGGTAAAGTTATATTTGCAGTTAATAGTGATAATAAAGTTGAGTGGTGGGATTCAACATATGATGATGATATTTATCAAATAGATACCGACTTACTCAATAATAAATGGTATAATGACCCTAATTTCGGTTTAGATAATAAGCGTATTATCACATTTAATTCTATACCAATTAATGCAATTAAACTAATATATAGGGGGTCATATTCAAATAACATATAACCTTTTTATAAAGTTATAATAAAAAAAAGAGAGTTATTAAAAATAACTCTCTTTTTATATTATTAGTGATTAACTATTAAATTAATACACCACCATTATCAGTAACTTTGATACTCATATATTGCTTCCAAGGGAAGAATCCTATATCAGATATAGCATATCTACTTCTGATTAACATTCTTGGAGCCCAAGTTGCTTCAGAAATTAAGCTAATTGATTGTGCCATTAAATAAGGAATAAATACTAAACCTGGTTGATCAACACTATTCTTTCTTCCTAAGAAGATTCTGTTATCATCCCATCTCATATATGGATCAACATATATTGCAATTTGACCAATTGAACCCATTGGGTATAATTGTCCGTTTGTATTCATTTTACTCATTGTTGGAGGGTTTAAAGTATAACCAGCAACATCTTGTAATACAGATGCCATGTTACCATTAGTAACTAAATATTGTGCTGGACCTACTCTACCATCAGTAGCAATAAAGTTAGATGCATTATTAATCTTAGCGATTAATTTTCTTTGAATTGAGTGATAAGTTTCACCACCTGGTGCATTTCCACCTAATGATGTATAAGCATCAACATCAAAATCAAATTTTGAATTACCTGCAGCATCTTTTGGTGCAGTATGAGAATTTCTATTTTCCTCAGCTAAAACTTCAATTTTAGCAACGATTTGTTTAGAAATTGTTTGTGTTAGTTCGTTAATTAAAACTGATTCTAATTTTTGAACAATATCCATACCAGTTGAAGCTTTAATATCTTCAATCTGAGTTCTTTTAAGTGTTGAAGAAATTTCAATATCACCTACTTTTACAGATTTAGTGAATACGTCTGGTCCTATAACTCCTGGATATGTATTTTCGTCTTGCTCTCTTGACATTGGATCATTGTTGTTCCAACCAGCAGAGAAACCTGGTAATTGGTCTTCCATTGTTGATACTAATTCAATATCAGTCATTGTTAATGCAACAGTATCACCTGATAATAACATTGAACTACCACTTAATTGTGCTAATGCAGATGAACCAGGTAAGAATGTATTTCTTGCTTGATTATAATCATATGCAGCAACATTTGAATGTGCAGCCATTTGTCTAAATGTTCTAAACATTGGTTTACCATCTACTCTTGAGAATCCTAAGAACTCTAACCAACCTTTTTTAGAATCTTTAATTGGATTTAAAGTAACATCTACCATTGCAGCAGTACCACCAGAGAAATCTAAGAATAATCTCTTATCAATTCCACCAATTAATTCGTGAATTTTTTGCTCTTCTAATTCTTGCATAATAGCATCAACTAAAACTTTTTGTTCTGCTGGTGTATTAAATTTGAATTTGAATACTAATGGTTTTTCATCAGCTTCTTCTGGGTGTCCGTGACCTTCTGGATTATTATCATATTTAAAATCTACGAATAATAATTCAATTCTTGGAGATGAAGATGGCTTAACAGCTACTAAATCTAAACCGATTGTTTGTGCAGCAATTTTCATTGATACTGGTAAAAGGTTTTGAGCTACATCACCTGAACCTTGTACAGAACCTCTCATATCACCTGGTGTAGTTGACATAACTGGTGCTTGAACAGCTCCCATTCCATAAGTGTTACCTAATGTAGAATAAGCTACGTTCTCATTCATTTGGTGCATTTCTGCATACTCTGATAACCATGCTTGTTTCTCAGTATCCATCACATTTAATGATTCTAATACTAATTTCCATTTTTTTTGTGCTTTCGCATTATCTACTATAAACATATTATTTATTTTTTTTTATTATATATAAACTCAAAAAATCAACTTTTTTCCATTTTTTGACTATATATAAGATTTATCTCTCCAAATTTTTAAATTTAGCGATAAATGAATCAATTTCCTCGTCAGTTAAACTTGAATTATCAATTACATTATCATTTAAAATAGTTTTGGTTTCGTTAATCATTGTATAATTTACAAGATTTCTACTTTCCCAAAATTTTTCCATTTTTAATGAATTATTCATTGATGGATAAAGTTTTGCTTGACTAAGAATACTTACTTTCATCTTTTCATCTATTTTTTCCCATGCAGGAATTAATGAAGATGGAATATTTGATATTAATTCTTCTTCAAATGATATAGATGGTGTAAGTGTTTCGTTGATTGCAACTAATAATTGTGCTTCAGAATAGATTGGTGTTTTGCTTTCGTTTATTGCAAAGATAACTTTCTCTTTATCTTCTTCTGCTAAATCATGCCATGCTTTCTTTTTGTTCTCTGTTAAAAATTGAACAAAATGTGGATCTTTAACCTCAGACGCTTTTCGTTTCTTAGTTTCTAAAATTAATTTCTCTATTTGTGTTGTTAATTGTTTTGTATTTTCTAATGAATCATCTCCTGTAAAATTAATTTTACTTTCATGAACTTCTTCCATATCACCAGTATTTACTTTTATTGTATAAAAACCAGTTTCTGGATTTGATGCTACTATTTCACCCATTGTTCCATCATCTCCAAAGGATACAACAGAATTATTAGCATATTTTGTTGGATTTAAATCATCACCTTCAACAGAATTTGGCATTTCTGCGTTTGGTAATTGTGCTTGAATATTATTATCTATTGGTGCATCTTCTAAACCAACTAGCTGCACATCATCAACTGACTGCACACCATCAACTGGTTCACCTACTACACCATCAACTGGCGCATCTTGAACACCATCAACTGGAGCTTGTACTTGTGTATCTTGAACATCATCAACTGGTGCATCTTGAACACCATCAACCGGAGCTTGTACTTGTGTTTGTACTTCACCAGCTACTTGAACAGGTGCATCTACACCATCAACTAATGCTTGTACATCACTACCATTAACTTGTGCTTGTGCTTGAACATTTGGTTTAACAAAATCATCATCTTCATCATAATATTTTGTATAATCATCTATTTGTGTCATATTAGGAACACTTACTGGTCCACCAGCACCCTCAGTTAACATATTATTATTAATAGCATCCACAGTATTATCTAATGATTCAGCTATATAGTTCATATATGCTTTACTATCTGATACATTTTCTGCGATATACTCAGAATATGCGATATTATTATCAACGTGTTCTGCGATATATTCAGAATATGCGATATTATTATCAACGTGTTCTGCGATATACTCAGAATAATCAATTGTTTTATCTAAATTTTCTGCTAAGTATTCAGAATATGCAATATTATTATCTAAATTTTCTGCTAAGTATTCAGAATATGCAATATTATTATCTAAATTTTCTGCGATATATTCAGAATATGCGATATTTTTATCTAAATTTTCTGCGATATACTCAGAATAATCATTTGATTTTTCAATAGATTCTGCTAAATAATCTGAATATTTAATATTACTATCAACGTGTTCAGCTATATATTCAGAAAAATCAATATTTTTATCTAGTGTTTCAGCTATATATTCAGAATAATTAATATTCTTATCTAATTCTTCAGCTAAATATTCAGAATAATTAATATTCTTATTTAAATTTTCAGTTAAATGATCACTATGCGTAATTAATTTTTCTGTTGTTTCTTTCAAAGTAATATTTTCATTAACTACAAACTGAATTTGTTCAGTAAGATAATTTAAATATTGTGTTACTTTTTGTTGTTGTTCTTGTAATAATTCTTGAGTTTCTGCTAAAGTTCTTATTTGCTCTGGTGAAACTTTTCCATTTTTTACACTTTCGTTGATTTGAATACTAATTTTATTCATTTCTCCATTTAAATACTCTGAGTATTCGTCTAATTGTTTTCCGGTAACATACTCATTGTTGTTATTCTCCATGATTAATTCATTAAATTTTGACTCGTTTGTTAACTCATATATTCTATAATTAGAATTATTTGTTGACAAACCAAGTGATTCATTTATAGATGTCATTTTTGCAGTTCCAAAACCTGGATCGGCAACAGCATCATAAGTGAAAAGTTTCTTTACAGAAACATGTCCATTACTTTCAGTTACCCCAGCAGCTCTTGAAGAAACAAAAATAGGCAAACCATCATTGATAATTGCCTGTGCTTCTTTACCCCAGCGAGTATTAAGTAATCTAATTTGACCATCAATTCTATTTGCTTCTTTATTATACCATACATTCTCAATAATGTGAGAAGCTCTTGATAATGAAGTATCAAATACATCAGGATGATCAAACTCACCAAATATAACCCCAAGAGTATTTTTTCTCTCGATAAGCTCATTTAAATGAGGTACAAATTTATCAGCAGTATAAATTCTATCATTACGGTTCATAACATCAAATTCAGTGAAGATACCACCAAGTAAATATTGTGGTTGTCCCTGTGCGTTTAATTTAGTTGCACTTTCATTTAATTTTAAACCGGATAAAGAATTTTCTATGATAAGAACGTGTTTATTAACCTGATTCATATTTTTTTTTTTCTTTTATATATTAAGATAAAAAACACTTTTTTTTCTATTTTATAATATGATTCAAAAGCTTTATAAAACGAACACTATATCCAATCACTAGGAATAGAAGACCAATTTGTTATATTACTAATACCACCTGGCTCACATTCGGTAAAACATTCTTCATGATTACTCACATTTGGCCAAAATATTGAATTCCAAAATTCTGGAACATCACCATTTAAATTATCACAAAACCTAAATATTTGATGAAAATTATTTATATTCGTATTATTTGAAAATAATGTACTTGATATTGTTGTTAAATTACGACAATTATTAAACATACTATCTACATTTTCTAAATTATTATAGTATTTAAATAAATCTTGTGGTATTGTTAATATACCACTTGAACTAAATATCGCAAACATATTCGTTATATTTGATAACCCTTTAAATGCTGTTGAATCAACACTAATTAATTCTGAACAATCTTGAAAACATTGTTTAATATCTGTCAATAAAGTACAACCTTTAAATAAATCTGCTGGAATACTTGTTATTTTTGTACTAGCAAATCCCTTATCATAATAACCAAATGATTCAGATGCATCATCAATATATTTAAAACTACTATTTGGATTATTTGGTGGTAACTCATTTAATGCCGATTCAGTAAAATTTATATATTTTAATTTTGATACATTTGGGTATCCAAAAGATATAACTTTTCTTATTTTATTATCATTATATCCAAATTTTAGTGCTTCCCATTTACCTCTAATACTTACTCTTTTTATTCCAAAAATTATATATGTATGACCAATACTATTATTTGAACCTATTTGATTAATATATTCACTTGAACCATCACCCCAATCAATTATCGCATCAAACTCATATCCATTTAATAATAACATAGATAACTCTAAATCATTTGATGGGATTTCAAATTCCAACTCAATTTTAAAATCATCTTTTGTTAGAAAAGCACCACCAAGACCAACGAACCCACTACCTATTTTTAATCTACTAAAAATCATATTCTCTGTTTTTTATGTATATAAAAAAAAGTAAAAAAAAAAAGTAACACAATAAGTATTACTTTTTTTTTATTTTTTTTTAATTTACTAAAAATCCAAACCAGCATCATCTCCACCAGCATCATCTCCACCAGAACCATCTCCACCAGCATCATCTCCACCAGCATCATCTCCACCGAAATCATCTCCACCGAAATCATCTCCACCGAAATCATCTCCACCGAAATCATCTCCACCAGAACCATCTCCACCAGAACCATCTCCACCAGAACCATCTCCACCAGAACCATCTCCACTAGAACTATCACCAAGCTTATATTTATTATTTTCAGCAATATCATCATCACTCAATTTCATAATATTTCTAACTAACCATTCTACATGAAACCAAGAATTTCCTTCTGAATCAACCAAATTAGATGATAATGTAGAAACAATCTCTGCACGTTTTGCTAAATTATTTAAATATTTCCACTCTTCAAATAAAGCATTACTATTAAAGACTAATCTATATTTTGAATGAAATAAATTATCATCTTTTAATTCTGGAAAATCTAAAATCATTTGAATTTTATGTGGTTTAACTAATATTTCTTTATATATTGTTTGTAATCTTTTAATATAATTACCAAATTTTATTTCATCTCTTGTAATTTCTGTTGAGTCATTATATATATTACCACCACCACTATCTTCATCAAATCTTGAAAATGGTAATTTACTTGCTCTTTTTAATATTTTATAGAACCATTGTAACATAGTATCTTCATTTAAATCTGTTCCTTGTGCTGCCATTATTTCAATATCTGGTGTTCCTAAATCAGAATTAGGAAACCAAAAATCTTTTGAATGTGGAATATCAGTTGCACCATTAATAGATACTGTACCCATAGTATCATCCCATTGAACATCTTCATGATATTCAGACATCAACTCATAAATTTGTTGTTCTGCTTGTTGTCTTGTTAAACCATTTGTTGGTATTATGAATTTCTTATATATTGCAGCTTGATTAATATTATATAATAACCTAGTTTGTTCTAACATCTTTAATTGATTATATGGTCTAATTAAATTTTCAACATAACTCGTTTCAGCATAGTCATTATTATTAGAATATGATATGTACACAATCTGTGAATCTAATAAAACTCTTCTTTGTTGTGGGTTATCTGGATATTGAACCCATACAATAGTAGATGTACCAGGGTCATTTGCAACAACAATAGTCATTGGGTCAATTGGACTCAATTCAATAATATTTTTTTGCTTATTATCATAAACTATTTCATATGCAATAAATCCATCAATCAAAAAGTTTTTAAAATAATTCCATGCAGTTAATCCATCAGCAAATCCAAAATTTCTATATAATGTTTTAAATGATTCTTGGTATCTTTGTTTAATAGTATTATCAAACTCGTCTGGTAAATCAACTAAACTACAAAAATAATTATTATCATCATATATTATTGTTTCATCTGCAATTTGCGTTAAAAAATCTTTAATTTCGTCTTTAATAGCATATTGTCTAAGTATTTTTCTTTTATCTTCATATGCTCTATCTAAATATGCTATGGATTTTCTATTTAATACTTTTGATAGTATTTTTTTAGTAAATATATCATAGGTTGATGTACCCCCAATTTCTCCATCTGGATCTTCATGTATTCCTTGTGAATATGTATTTTTAATAATTAAATTATCATAATCCATTCCCCAATTTGATAAATTTCTAAGTTGTTTATTAAAAAACCCTCTATTCTCAACACTTGATTGTAATGATGATTGATTTTCTTTATTATTATTATATCTATTATATGATGCCATAATTTAAATTAATTTATTTCAATATATATTAATTACTAATAGTCTAAAAAAATAAATTAAAATTTAATCAATTTTAATGATTTTTCAAAATTCGCAACTTGTTTATGATAACCAATAGAATCTTCTTGATATTTATCCACCAATTCATCAAATTCTTCTATTATTTCTTTTAAATGAGATTTTTCATCTGAACTAGGTAAATTAATAAATAATTCTTTCATTGATTTAGAATTATACCTCTTTGGATCACACATTATAATTTCTGGAGCTATTTTAATAGATATTAAATATGAATCAACGATTTTTTCATAATCATATGCAGTTAATGCATAATTCATATTACCATTTGATTTTAATGTTTTATAAATATATTCGAATGATAATGGTAATGTTCTTTCTTCAACCAATTTATTTGCTTCTGATATTTTTTCTAATTGTGTACTAATTTTTGAAAATAATAAATTAAAATATTTTATTTTATATCTTGGAGGTAAATATTCTAAGTTTATTGCATATAATATATTTTTATTATTATGTACCTTATAATCCAACGCAAGAATAGGACACCATATTTTATTCCCATTATAATTATATCTTATCAAATAAAAATGATTTGGTATAACCCTATTTAAAGACACATTTTCTATTTCTGTAAAATTTGGTGATCTCTTTAATTCAAATAATTTATTTGTTTTATCATATATAAATTTTTGCATTGAACCACTTTCTAACCCCAAAGAACCATACAAATAATTCTCAAAATCATTATACATTATAAAATTTTATTTTCTTTTAAGTGCCCCTCGTGTATTATTCTAAATTTCATTTGGTGGGCAATACACCATTTTTTTGCTGCATCCCATTTCAATAAGTTTTTTTGAAAAGTCTTTAATTGATATTCATAAGTTTCTACTGATTTAACTGTAAATTTTTTTGGTGCTGTTGGATATTGTGTTTCTTTATATGGCTTTATTTCAGCAACTATTCTTTCAAAATTATTAGGATCATTATTTACCATAATCTCATAATATAAATCTGGATAATATCTATGTGATTTACTTATACCATTTTTATCTGCTTCATAATATATTATACTTAATGTTTCTGACCCCCATCTTAATATTTTATTGTTTCTATCTAAAAACATAAATGTTTTTAATTCCCATCCACTACGATATATACATTTTTGTGGATCTCCCATATATTTTTGTGGATTTATTAATGTATAAAATCCTTGATGATAACGTTTTTTACCATTTCTTTTCCTATTACTACTCGGTTTTCTTGTATTTCCCATAACTTATATATATAAAAAAAAAGAGTAAAATAATTTACTCTTTTTTTTAAAAATTATGCAACCCATTACCATCATTACTTGAATCCAATGAAACAAACTTAATATAATTTTTTTGGTGTGATCTTCGTCCTCTTAATTCATTAAATTGATATGTCATTCCTCGTTTAGCTATTTCAGTATAATATGGTAATGCTGTTTTATATTTTTTTTCATCAAAACCATACCAATGTTCAAACATAACTAATAAACCATATTGTTCACAATCTTTTTCTTCATCAATGTTTTTAAATCTATATGAAAATCTCCTAATTAATTTAGATGCTATTAAAGTTAAATATTTTTCTGCTTTTCTAGTCAGTTTCCCCTTACCCTTTGAAACAACCATTTCATAAAATAATTCAGAATCTGTTAAATAATTCGCCATAAATTGGTTAAATACATTATTTTTTGTAGTATTAAATACTAGTTATTAATGCCTTTAATCTATTTTCTTTAATTCAATTGCCTTTAATTATTATAAATGTAAAATTAATTACAAGATATATACCCATTTAAAAAATAAAGTTTATTTTTTATGTATTTCTAATATTTCTTCAACAAAATTTAACATTTCGTTAATAGTATATATAATTTCTTGTTCATATTTAATATGTATCAACACTATTGGTAAAAATAAAAAACTCAACAAATATATTATAAAATTATGAACATAATATGCTGGTGTAATTAAAAATCTTCCAATTGGTGTTAAATCTTGTAATGAATCATCACTAATATAATTATTTAGTATAAATAACATAAATATTGCTATTTGTTTTTTCATAAATCTTTTTATTTTTTATATACTATTTTTATATGAAAGTTTATTTTTTATTATTCCAAATATAATAAGTATTATATTTATTATCATATTTAAATCCAGTAACTCCACTTATTATATCTATTATTGATTTTTCAGGAAGTTGACCATTAAAAACATCTCTTAATTCATCTTTATTTATAAATGATGATGGATTCATCACATTACCAAACACATCAATAGTATTTGGTAATGAATTATAAAATTCACCAATAGAATAATCTACTGTATTTTTTATTATTGTCTGTAAATCAGCTTCATCAAAAATCATAACATCATAACTAATTCTATTATTATTTAACACATCTCCAGTCATATCATTAACTCTAAATATATGTTTTGTTTTATCTGTTAAATCTATATATTCCATATATGTTTTATAATATGCAACCAACACAGACTTTAATGTATTATTTGATATTTTTGACACTTCATCTAACAATTCATCTAATTTCATTATTGGTAATTTCATTTCATTGATTACATCAAACTCTGAGAACTTTATTATTTTCATTTTATTTCATTGTTTTTTTTTATTCATTCATAAACATATCAAATATTTTATTAATAAATTGTTTTGGTTCTAATACCTCTTCTTCATCAAAGACAAACCCATCTATTTCTAACATATTCTTATGTTCCATATTTATATTTAATTTCAACAACCCCTATTGTTACTACCGTTGTTACATCTTTTCCAATAAACTCAATATCACCAAGTATATTATTCTCATTTATTTTATTATACTTTTCAAATGTTATTATTTCTCTTTCCATTATTTTATTATTTTTTTTATCCTTTTCTAATGCAATTCTATCTTTAATTATTTTATTAAAGATATTTTTTATTAAAGAATGATATTTTTCTTCTATTTCATTATCATCAATATCTTTATATTCTTTTTTAAATAATTGAAATCCAGGAAATCTCATATCTTTAATCAATAACTTAATATTTTTCTTTTTATTATATAACTTTTTAGCATCTTTCAATGTTGGTTTTTTATCATCAAAATATTGTTCAAAATCAGCTTTCGTTAATACTTCCCTAGCGTGTCGTGTACCAAATGTTTTTCCATCCAAAAATTGATCTAATATATCATTTATTGATTTATAAATCTGTTTCTCAATTTCATTTTTTATATTATAATTCATTTTTTATTTCATTACATTATTTTTATTATATATAAATTATTAATTATATATATTTGTAATATAATTAGTGACATCACCAAACATTATTATTTCCTTTTCAGTACCACCAATAACCATTTTTATATCTGAATACTTTACTTCTATTTCAACAACTTCAGAATATTTAGCATAAATTGGACTCTGATACCCACCAGTAAATACATATTTAGAAAATCGTTTAGCTTCTTTTAACTCTGTTGTCCAACAACTAAATCCATTTTTTGGTTTATATTTATCTTTTAATCCTCTATATAATATTATTTTATCTGGTATATCACCACCATAAATATCCATTATATTTTTATAATTCCATTTACCAAGATTCCTCATTTTTAATATTCTATTTAATATTCTTGGACTACACGTTTGTGAGTTAAAATGATCAACAGACATATCATCTAATAAATCAAATGATTTTTCAACGTTGTTATTAGTAATTAAATATAAATCATAAGGTATTTTTTTTAATGGATATTTAACATTATCATTATCATCCTTATATTTATATTTAATAACATCTTCAAAATTTTTATATGGAAAATATATAGAAAAATATTTTTCATACCCATCATCTATTTGATATGTATTATGTTTTTTATTATACTTAACACAATCAAATTTTTCTAGTGATTCAACATATCCAACACCCATTCTAGTATCATTTTCCCACATAGATATTATCATTTCTCTATGTATATATAACATATATAACCAAGCAACATTATATATTGTAATATTATCATAATCTTCAAATTTTTTAATCATATTTATATATATATAAATAAAAACCTCAAATATTTAAAATTGAGGTTTTTTTTCTATAATGATACTATCTTTTGTTTGAAATGAATATCATCAAAAACATCAGACCAAACATACCCAAACTGATTTGTTATAATTTTAGTACCATTAATTTCACCATCAATATTTTCGTGTGTATGACCATATAACCAATAATCAATATCATTATCAAATATAAATGGATGCAACTCTACACAAAATGCATCATTAATAGCACTATGTTTATTAAACTCAGAAATAACCAATTTTGTTGGTGCATGATGTGTAACAACAAATATTTTTTCTTCTATATTTTCTAATACTGTTTTCTTTATATATTTATATGATTCTAAATGTATATTATTTAAATCATTTGGAGTAATATTATACTTACCATTTTTTATAAATGTATAATCTTTTACATTAGAACGAATACCGTATTCTTTATCTGGTGATATATGTGTCCACATAGTCGAAAAAATAAAATTAATACCCCCATAAATAATATTTTGATTATTTAATAATGTTATATTATCTCTTATTTTTTCATTAATATATGGTTTCATTATCAAATCTAATTTTTGAATACCATAATATTCGTGATTACCAGGGACCATAAATACTTGGTCAAATTTTTTGGATATATCATCAAAAAATTCATCTGCATAAAATAAATTAGAATATTTAGTCACATCCCCAGCTAAAATTAAAATATCTCCAATTTTCTCTATTGGGTTATTATGAAAATATTCTGAATTTAATGTTTTCTCCAAATGTAAATCTGATAAATATTGTATTTTCAACATAATTATATATTTTTTATTAATAAATTATCCCCATTAACTTCTGCTAATAATTTTTCTTCACCAAATATTCCTTTGATTTTTTGTAACCACTCATTTGTTTTTATTTTTACCATCCAAACATTCTCGATATTCTTTCTTTTAGTTAACATGATACCCTTCACAACAACACCTTCTTTAAGTCCATATACATTATTCTTAACATCTTCCACCAAAGACTTATTATATTGACCCTCAAATACTATTTCTGGAATACCTAAATGTTGAAATAAATTAATAAATTCTCTTGGTTTAATATACCCTTTTTGATAAACATCAATATCAAATAAAGTCAATTGCATATTTCCTTTTTCTTCTGGATCATGCCAACCAGCAAATGAATTTTCACCATAAAACTCTGCAAACGATGTTATTTTTTTTGAATTTCTAAATTGCTTATTAGACCTAAAAATTTTATCTAACTCCATTGCATATTTATTCATAAATATATTCACACCCTCACCCCACTGTTCATCACCAGGACCAATTATTTGATTTCGTGTTCCAAATTTAGTGAAACCATAATTATTATTTTTTTTAGAATCTTTTTGTGTCCAAGAAAAACGAAGATTGCTTCCATCAAGTTTATCAAATGCGAAAACATTTGTACCCATTACCCCTTTATTCCAATATGGTATTGTATGATATTGCTTCATTATTTCTTATTTTTTGCAAAGATAACTAAAATTATCATATAAATTACTCTTTAATATTATTATTAATCAGTTTTTCAATAAATACTGATTGATTATCTATATCATTTTCTTCACAATATTTTATCCATAGTTCATACACTTTTGGATCAATTGTAAATGATATTTTTTTCTTTTTGTTTTCTTCTTTTTTTCTTGGTCTTGCCATGATTTTATTTCTTTATATACAAAAAATATGATTTTGTTTTTAGAAAAAAATGAGTTTTTATATTTAATATATAGTATAAAAATAAGATTATAATATGAGAAAAAATAAAAAATCAATATCCATTACACTAACAAAAAAGTTATGTGACATAATGAATAAAACTGTAGAAAATAAATCAAAATATATTGAGTATTGTATAATTGAAGAATTATGTAAAAATACAGAATATAAAATAATACTAAAAAAAGAAAAAATAATATGGTAATATGATTAAAGAAAAAATAATAAAAATTAAGATAAATAGCAGAACATTAAAACATTATTTAGAAAAAGGGTATAATGGGAAAATAAATGATAATATATTTGTTGATGTGTTGGATTTACCAAATGGTTCTCACACCATAATAACTGGGATTTGTGATATTTGTGGCATGGAGAAAGAAATACAATATAAGACATATCTACGTAATTATAATAAATATAACATATATACTTGTCATAAATGTTGTATAATAAAGAAAGAAAAAACTAGTCTAGAAAATTATGGAGTTACACATGCATCAAAAAATAAGAATTTTCAAAAAAAGATGCAAGATTATAATTTAGAAAAATATGGGAAGAAATCATTTTTCCAAACAGATATATTTTTAAATAATAGTGGAATCACATTAAAACGGAAAGAAACAAGAATAAAGAATGGGTTTTCAATAGATGATAAATATAAAACTGAATGGGAACTTTATAAAAATAAAATTAGAAATAAAACAAATAAAAATAAAAAAATATTAATAGAAAAATGGGATGGTTATGATTATTATGATGGTGAATATATTAAAGATAATTTTAAAAAATATAAACCTCGTTCATCAAAATATCCATCATTTGATCATAAAATATCACTATATTATGGGTTTATTAATAATATAGATGCTGATATAATTTCAGATATTTCTAATTTATGTATAACAAAAACAATAATTAATAATATTAAAAAGACAAGAACTGAGGATGAATATTATAAAAAATAATATATAATATTGTACTTATAAAAAAAAGTATTATCTTTGTATCACAATAATTTAAAAATTTGTTATATGGAAAAAAGAATTTGTCAAAACACAGACTGCAAAATACATTTTATACACAAAGTACATAATCAAATATATTGTTGTGTTGAGTGTAAAGATGCAACATATAAAAAAGACAAAAAAAGTAGTTATATAAAAAAAGAACCAAAAAATCTATTACCATATGACAAATTAAAAAAAGTAGTAAATGAATATCCATTTGAAAAAATAGACCAAAGAAAAAAATATGAAAGAATACAAAAAAAATATAGGAATTGGGTTTCAATCCCACATGATTATTATGATGAATGGGTATCTTGGGATGTTTTTTTAGGTAATGATACTATTATCTTTTTAACTTTAAAAGAATTAAAAGAAGAAGTAAATCAAATCAAGTCAATTAATAGTGGAGAAAGTTACAGAAAAGAACAAAAGAAACATAAAAATTGGATTTATAACCCGGCTCAATTAAATGACTGGGTTTCATGGTTTCATTTTCTTGAAAATGAAAAACCAACATTTCTATTATATGAAGAACATATAAAAGAAATAAAAGAAATAAAATATGTTGTATCTAGAAGGACATATGAAATAGAACGGGGAAAACATGATGATTGGGTTTCATCCCCATGTAGAAAATTTAAAAATGAATGGATATCGTGGAAGGTTTTTTTAAGTAAACCTGAAAGATATTGTGAATCATGTGGTGTGAAATTATTAAAAAATCAGAAAAAAACATGTGGTGATGATAGATGCAAAAAAGATTATCGTAATAAAAAAATACATGAAAGAAAAGATAATGACCCATTGTTTAAATTAAGTATGGATATACGTAGATTGATATTAAATAGTCTAAAAAGTGGTGGATGGGAGAAAAAATCAAGAACACATGAAATACTTGGTTGTTCTTATGAAGAATTTTTATCTTATATTGAATCTCAATTTAAACCCTGGATGAATTGGGATAATCATGGTAAATATACAGGTTGTTATAATGAAACATGGCAATATGATCATATTATTCCTATTGCATCTTGTATGACAGAAGAAGAAGTATTAACTCGAAATCATTATACTAATTTTCAACCATTATGTTCAAAGGAAAATAATATCAAAAGTGATAAATTAATGTAGAAAAATTATTTTTTCTTTTGATCTTTTTTTTTTTCTTGATTTTTTTTCTCTTTTTTAATTCTATTAGTATTTTTAGATCTTGATTCACTTGGATTTTGTGTTGAACATGCACTTAAATCTATTTTTATGTTTTTTGTCATAATAATTTATATGTTTTTATATTGTAGTGCAAAAACATAAAAAAGTTTTATATGTTCTGTTTTTTGTTCCCATCACACCTTTATTCCAATATTCTATACTATGATATTGTTTCATAAATATTCTTTTTATATAATATACAAAGATAACATAAAATACTATACAAATAAAAAAAAATTATATATTAATTTATTTTTTATTAAACAACAACCTAATAAGTAAATATATTTCACCAAAAAACACCTATATAAATATAAAAATGATAATAATTAATGATAATGGAATCTTCCATAATAAATTTAAAAATATCATATTTTAATTTATTCCTTTGTTATTTTTTAATTATATATTAATTCACGAAACCAATTTATTTCAGCATCTATATCTTTAACTATTATATTATACTTCTTTATCCTAATATAATTATTAATTATTTTATTATTTATTTCATCTGCTTCTGTATTAGTTATCTTATTAGAATTTATAATTAGATAAAACATCTCTCTATTATTATCAAAAATATCTAATACATCCTCTATTTGGTTTTTTTTTTATCTTCTGTTCTATAACAACAAATATTTTTTCAAAATTTCTTAAAAAAGTATCAACAATTTTTATTTTTTTTTATTATTTGTTTCCAACCATCGTGCAAATTTTTTATTACTTAATTTAAATAAAACTAATATACTTATTAACATAGTCCAAATAATATTAGATATACCTATACCATAATCATGATCTACATAATATCCAATAATACTTGTTAATATCCATAAAAATATTATCAACATAAATATATAATCTTTTCTATTTTTTCCAATCATACTAATTTTCATTACTATTATTTTGTTTAATATTTACTAAAGGTGGAATTAAGGTTTTAATTAATTTTCCAACAAATCCAACAAATAAGAAAAAACCAATTGCTGTACCCCAAGAAACATGCGTCACTGGTAATGGTACTCCCCAACTAACAAAATCTACTGCCATAACATTAAAAACTATCATAGCAACCAATGCATCAACAATGGTATAACCAATCCAAAAAAAGTTCTTAATAAATCCTAAAAGTGCTCCTAACATAATTTTTATTTTTAAAGTTTATATTAATTATTTAATTATTTAATTATCAATTCCATTTTTAACGATATATATACCTAAACCTACACACACCATCAAAGTAAAAACATATGCCATAACAACTGCCCATAATGGGGGTTCAACTGTTAAATAATCGAATTGTTCAAACGATAACCTCTCCCAACGGTTATTAACTTCACCCTTTACATATGATGCTATATCTAGCATATCTTTTTCATTTAATTTTTTACCTTGAATATATTTATGAATATTACTTACCATTCCAGCAGAATTAGACCAAGTAAAAACCCTATTCCAAACAATATTATTTTCACCATCAACACCAATATTAATAACCAATTCATTTTTATTTCCACCTACCCAATAATTTTCTTGCATATCTCCAATAGTTTCATCTGTGGTTTTATGAATAAGTACCCAAATTCTTACTTGTTTATCATAACCCAATGCACCATTTATTTTTTGATATTCTTTTTGTACTTTTTTATTATTCCAACCTAAAACACTAGGGTATGTGAAATAATCTCGATCAAATATTGGATATTTAAATAGTTTTAATGAATCTGCTTTTTCATCAGTAACTTCAATAAAATTAAAAACAGTATAATCTGATGATTTAATTCTATTTTCATATGTATGAATAGTTACAATTGGCTCTTGTGTATCATACATTTTATCCCAATTCACCCTCCAAACATAAGACATATTACCAACACGTTGTCCTTGGAATTTAGTCCCACTTGAACTAACACATCTATCATTTTTTGAATAATTTCTTCTTGTTTTTGTTTTTACTCTATTCCCACCAAATTGTTTTTTTAATTTTTCATATTTATTTTCACTAATACCAATATATATTCCTAATTTAGTCATAACATACCATTTTGGTCCTACATCATCTTGATATGAACAATCATACGTTCTTGTACAATATGTTGTATTTCCTTTTGAATCTGTACCACAAGGATACGATTCACTACAAGTCTGAGAAACCCACTCATTCCATGGTTCTTCCTCAACAACATAAGCAACTTCATCACCCCAATATTCAGTAAATGACACACTAGCTATATCAACTAATGCTTTTTCACCAAATGATAAAATCGTTGGCACTAAGATAATAAGTAATATTTCCCACCAAACAACATATTTCTTAAAAAACATTAATAATATAATAGCTGTTATTATTGCGATACCAATTGTTCCAAATATTATCATTTCTTTTTTATTTTTAAGATTATTAATTTATTAAATATATACAAAGATAATAAATATATATATATTAAACACATATATTTTTAATATTTTTTTATTTTATCTCTTGTTCTTCTAAATACCATTCAGCAAACATTTTAAATCGATCCATTGGAATATTTATTGTTGTGTGACCCATTGTTAAAATAACAATATTAGGTTTAACCATTATACTTTGGTCATTAAAGCCTATTCCTTGTTCATTTAATCGTTTTGCTGTATCTATATCATTACAGTCACATGGTTTAATTTTTGTTTTCATAATCCTTCTATCATTCCATTTTGAATATCTTCATCTGCTAATAATAGTAATATAGCTGAAATTTCATATGCACCTTCTGGACCAAACTTACTTAAAATTTTCTTCCCTTCAGAAATATACATATCTTTTAATTTTTCTAATTCTTCCACATCAAATGATTTTTTATTCATATTCTCGTTATAATCCATAATATTCCTCTCTTTTAATTTCTTTATTTATTTTCATTTTTTGTGCTAATACCCACACTCCACCTTGAGATTTTGGTCTATTATAATATTCAATATCTTCTACTTCTACTTCTACCCATACTCTATTTTTTTCACTTAAATGTGGTGCATTTGGTTCTAATGTACAATGCCAACCTTGTCTAACAACAAATCCCTTAGTTGGGTGATTTTCAGCATCCATCCACACCCCAATATCCATCCGGGATTTCTTATTTATAAATAATGGACTCAATTTACCATCTTTCATTTTTCTTATTAATTTATATACTATCATATATATTTTTTTTATTTTTTTTTTAAAAAAACCAAACATCAGATATATCACCATCATATACTTTGCTTACATTTTCTTGTGCTTTTTTTAATGCATTACGACTACAATATTCTGTAATAATATATGGTTTATCCAACCATTTAATAGTAGAAGTTATTTCAGCATTAACAACACAACCATTTATACCTAAATATATAAATGGCTCATATACATATGTTTTTTTTATTAAAAAAAAACCACATTCATATATTTTTGAAATTTTATCTATAATTTTTTTTTAAAATAACCATAATTTATATTTTTAATATGTTGAATTTAATCTAACTACACTTTCTGATTCTACATAAAAATCCAACGGATAACTTTCCTCAGATATAATTAAATTTTCATCAATCATAACTTCTTTTACAGTATGTACATCAACTGTTTTTTCGTGTGTTTGAATAACTATCAAATCACCTTTTTCTATTTCTTCTATACTAACAATTTCCATATTTTTATTTTATAAAATGTATATCTTTTATCCAAAAACCATCATATTTCGATAATATATTCGAGTGTTGTTGTTTTTTAAAACACTTTCGACAAACTCTATGTTGTTTTGTTGCTGATCCAAAACACCAATATACCCAGTTATGTACACAAAAAATTTTTTTTATTTCTACACGATTAAGAAATCCCATCAATACATCTTTATCAACATCTTTACTTATAGGAGTATAATCATTTTTTTTTAGACGACTATTTATCACCATATTATCTTTTTTATTATCAATATTACCTTCCATTAATATTTTTATTAAAGTATATGCTTGATGTTTTGTTAGTTTATGTTCATCTAAATCACTTAAAATACTTTTTAAATTTTCCATATTATTTCTCCTAAATATTTTTTATATTAAATATTTAAACATAAATTAGGATGATACTAACAATTATTAATATCATCCTAATTCTAATTTATTTAATTTGGTTTCCAGTCGCTAAAACAACCTCTGGATGTTCTTTTAATACTTTAGACACTTTATCTTTTTTCATTTGGTCAGATGATACATTTTTATTATCTGATTTAGAGTCTGATTTAGATTCTGATTTAGATACATTTTTATTATCTGATTTAAATAAATCAATATCATCATCTACACCTTTTTCAAATACATCTTCTGTTGACGTTGATGTCACTGGTTTATATGATAAAATTTCCCAAACTTCTTCGGTTTCCATTGTTAATTTTAAATGTTTAATTTCTTCTTTTGAAAATCGTCTATCAAAATAATCTTTACCATCTAAAATTTCATCATTAATAAACCAAGTCTGTGGTTTTGTCTTAATATATGTAGCGTATTCTCTTGATACATCAATACAAATATCTTGTGCTCTTTTAAATTTTGCCCTTTCTGTTTTAATTGATACCATTAATTCTTTATACATATCCGTAGATAATTGTGGATTAAACCCAGATACAAGCTGTAACATTGCATCATCACTCATTAAATCTCCAGCAATTTTACTAAATACATCCTCAAAATCATTTGAAAATTTATCTGTAACTTGTGCATTTTGTGATATAACTTTAAACATGTTATCACGAGCAGTTTTACCTACTTTATATTGCCCTTTAAAACGCTCTCTTAAAGCCATTTCTTTGTTATCTATCCCCATATCATAGATAAACAACCCAACACCAACTGCTGCAATCACAGCAATCACAGCAATCACTAATACTAATTTTTTCATACTTAATTTATTTTTTTAATTTATAATTATTGAATTGCAAAGATAATACTTTTTTTCCTTAAAACCCAAACAATATATTAATATATTATTCTTTTTTTATATATTCTCTAGCATATCCTCTTATCGTTGTTTCTTTTACAGGATTATTATCCTCTTTTTTATTTTTTTTAGATTCTATTTCGTCAATTAATTTATAATTCACTAATTGTATATAATTCTGTTCAATAAATTCATCAAAATATTTTTCTTTTATTTCATAATCATAATATGGTTCTTCACTTTTTTGACCATTTTTAATCATACTATAATCACCACTCCCTATCAATTTTGCATCAATAGGTAAAATACACCCCACACACGTTCTAACTATAATAAAACTTTCTGTTTCTTTTCTCATTTTAATCATATTAAAATAACAATATTAATCTTTTTTTAATATTGTTTTTATTTTTTTTATCCTTATTCTATTGTTCAATATCATATCAACTAAATCAGACTTATTTACATTTTTATGAAAAATAACAGTAAAATAGATTTCTGTCAATATACCCATATCTGTTTCAATATAATAAGAGCTAATATGTGATACGTGACTATAAATATTTTCACCATCATAATATATCACATTATAAATATTATTAAATTCATACTCACCACATAATACTATTGATTCTATTATATTCTTTTTTTCATTAAATATAATTGAAGAAATTTTATAATAAATTTTATCTATCAATATTATATTATCTAACATAATTATATACTAAATTCTACACTAATTAATAAATTTGATGTCTCACCCAAAACCAATAAATATGTTTCGGCAACATAAACAATCATATTTTTATCAACATCATAATTTATACAATTAAAATATTTTTTTGGAAAAGATACAGTCTCATCCGGCATATCAATATTACATACATTAAAATCCCACCTATTCTCTCCAATTGATAATTGTTCATTTTTAATATTCATATACAATACATCATTATCCTTTTCTATACCTGCTTTACTTTTTATATATCTAAAATCATCTTCTTTTAATGAAAAATTAAACATCGTTAAATCTATATCCATTAAATTATCAATCTGATCAGTATCAATATCTTGTTCGTTTGAAGGTTTTGCACCTGGTGTTTCTTCTTTACTTTTACTATTTTTAATCAATAATTTTTCACATATATTTGATTCAGGATAATATGTTAACTGAAACACAACATCATCAAATATCTCTTGTGATCTCATATATTTTATAAACATTGATATTGAATTAGTAAATCGCTTACCATCATCTATTTTATATAATATTTCATCATCTAACTTATCTTTAATAATTGAAAATGTTTCACTAATTACTTGTGTATGTGATTTAAATGAATGAATATTCACACCCTTTCCAACTATCGAATATATTAATAAATCATTATTATTTAATTTCAAGTAAACAGATTTATCTAATTTTGTTAAATCTTTCATTTTCTTAATCAACTCTTCTAATTTATCCAAACTGATTTTATAATTTGCTTTTTTTGTATTAATTCTTTTTGCCATTTAATATTGTTTTTATTTTTTCAACTCTAATACTATTTTTTATAATATTTAGTGATTCTAAACATTCTTTCATATTTTTACCTAAAACATATTTAGGTTCACCATCAACATATAATATCAATGATGTATAATTAAGTACCTCATTTTCTTTTATTTCAGATTTTTTAAAAATATTTAGAAATAATCTAGTTAATTCATCAATTTCATCTTTCATCCAATTATTAGTAAATGTATTCATATTTTATATAGTTGTAATTTTTAATTTTGTTTATTTATACAACCAAATATTTATTCGTTATTTGTAGCTCACCCACAAATGAAATGTGGCTCATATATTTGAATATATGAGCCACATTTATAATTTTAATTAGCTTATTTTTTAATTTCTTCTAAATATGGTGAAATTAATTCCGAAAATGTTTTCTTAACATCTTCAATATACTCTTTACCTATTGATGTTATCTTATTAGTTAATGGGTTAAAATCATCACCTATTTCTTTTGCTGGTGTTTTTGCTTCAGCATCATCATTAGAACTTATTCGTTTAGCTGTTACTTCACCACGATCATTCACATCTGATATAACTATTTTTTCTTTTTTACCATCTTTTGTTTCATAATTATAAACATCACCTTTTTTTAATTCTTTATTATGATCTTCATTTTTAGCTAATTCTTCATCTAATTTTTTCATTGATTCTTTTTGCTTATTTTGAATTTTTTTCATTTTATCTGAATATTCATTATTTGCATCTTTTTCACTCATTTTTAAACCATTTACTAAAAAATCTATTTTTTTCTTAATTATATCTTCTTCCAACTCAACCATTTTTAATTGAGCATACATTTTAGCAGTAAATATTTCTTCACCTTTTTTATTTTTTATATATGGTTCTATTTTTTTGTGAGTTAATTTTATTTTTGTATTTATAGCTTTATCTAATTCATTTTCTGCTTCCTTTGAATCTTTTGTTGATGTATCCTTTGTTTTTGTGTGCTCTTCCATATTATCAACAATACTTTCTTCTATAACATTATCTTCTTTATCTTTATCATCGGAATGATTCTCACTATCAATATTTTTTTTATCATTTATTGATTTTTTAAAATCTTCAACTAAATTTTTCTGTTTAAATAAGCTTTCTATATCTTCTTTTGCAGAAGCAATAATAGGATCTATTTTTTTAGCCACTTTTATTTTTTTTGCATAATCTAACAATTTACCCCCCAAAAACTTAAACATTTTTCCTAATATACTTTCATTTATATTATTATTTTTCTCATTTAAAAAATCATCATATGTTTTTATATTTTTTAATTTCATTTCATTTAATTATTTTATTTATATATTAATAATATAATACGACATTGTTTCTTTATCACCAGCAATAGATGTTTTATTTGATTTTTCTATAAAATTTTCTTTTTCTAAAACTGTTATTATTTTTTCATCAACTCCAGGATTTATAAAAAATTCATGTTTTCCTAATAAATCTGTATCTGGAATAGTTATAGATAATGCTTGATATATTTCTCCACCCATCATAATATATATTTCATCGGAATATAATAATGTAAATACAATTTTTTCTCCCAATAAATTAACCGAGAAAATACCACTTTCCTTTTTTTCAAAAACATTAAAACTTATTATCATAATCTTTTATATATTTTTATTTCATAAATATATTTCTTATTAATTCTGCAATATATTTTAATATTGCATATATTTTATTTTTTGGACTTAATTTTGGAGATTCTTCTTCTACTCTTTTTTTAGCATATTCTAATATTTCATCATAATTCAAAATCTCAGAATGTAAACTACCATCATAATCAACAAAATCACCATCTTCAAAAAATATTTTAATATAATCAAAATCTAATTTATACATTGCTTCATCTTCTGGTTCTAATTCATATGGGTTAATATCATCATCAATACCATCTAATTCAAACCCAACAATTGGTGAATTATTATTTATAAAACTAAAATCTGTACCAGTAAATTCTAATTCAATATTTGGTAATTCTTCAAATTTAGTATCTAACCTTAAAAATACTTTATTTTTTGTATATTCAGAGGATATTATATCCATATTCATATTCCCAGAAAAATCAAATTCATACCTTGATTCAAATTTTTTAAAATTATCTATATATCTCATTTTTTTATTTTTTTTTTTATTATATATAAAATATCCTAAACAAAAAAAAAAGGTTAGCATAAACTAACCTTTTTTAACACTATTTTATTCAATACTATTTCTGAGCTTCTAAAATATTATTATAATATGTATCAAACCCTTCTAATTGTTCAGTAATAGATTTAACATCACCCCCAATACCGATAACATTATCCATTATTCCAAATTTAACTGCTTCATCTGAATTTAACCAATTATCTCGTTTAGACACTTCTAATATTTCATGTACTGATTTATTTGTATATTTTCCTAACCTTTTAAATAAAAGATAATTCGCTTTTTCTGCTTCTTTTTGTGTAATTCTAACATCTTGAATATTACCCTGAGCACCATATGATACTTGGTGTGTCATAACCTTAGAATTAATCAAACCTCTACGTTTTCCTTTCTCACCAGCACCAAGTAATACTGATCCCATAGATGCACACATACCTAAATTGATTGTACTTATTGGTGGTTCAACAAATTCCATAGTATCAATTATACCTAATCCAGCATCAACACTACCACCAGGAGTATTTAAATACATTTTTATTTCTAGTGATGTATCAACTGATTCCAAAAACAACAATTGTGCTTGAATTATATCAGACATTTGAGAATTAACTACACCAGATAACCACAAAATTCTATCTTTCATCAATCTATCAAAAACTGACATAGTAATCATATTCATCTCTCTTTCCTCAACAATATGTGGAGTATAAAGACCACTCACAGAATTTTGTTGTTTAATTACTTGGTCAACCACAAGACCATTATAACCAAGATGTTTAACAGCATAATCTCTAAATTCTTTTTCATTATTCATTTTATTCATATTTTAAAATATTTAATTTTTATTTATTTTATATCTAATTTTTAATTTAGTTTATATTTTTTATAAACATCTTCAGTTATTTCATTATTTTTATATAACTCATCTATCATATCACTTTTACCACTATTATATTGATTATATAAAAAATATATAATAACTATTGTTAATATTAAAATACTTATAAGTATTGCATATGGATTCATATTTCTTTTTTTTTTAATTATTAATTTATCTTGTATTTATCTTGTATGTGAGATATTTAATTCAGTAAAAACCATATTTTATTCTTTTAATTGTTTAATAATTCTATTTCTATATAAAAAATCAACTTTTAATATAAATTTTTCCTTATATAATTCTAACATATCCAAATTTTCCCCACTTCTATTTATCATACTTTTTAATTCTGGATAATATTCAGATATACTCTCTTTTGTATATAACTCAACACCATCAATCAATGATAATGTTTACCCTAATTGAAATGACATAGTTTTCAAATAATCCTCCCATAATACATTTCTTGTTCCCAAATTTTTTACACCACTTAAATCAATATTACACAAAACATCTAATTTTTCTATTAAATCTGATTTCAATGCATTTTTAACCTCTTTTCTATATATTGTTCTTGATAAAAAAGATAATAATACCCTAGCTGTTCTTAAAATTTTAATAGTTACATCTCTTTCTATCACCCTTTTTATTTGAAGTGGGTGTTTTTGTTCGTGATATGAATAAGTTAAATATAATGCATTATTTACTTCATCAAAAGTACCCTTAAAAACATCTACTACAATTCCATTTTTAATAATACATAAATTAGAATTTATCGTTTTATCTACATATATATCTGAATACATCTTATCTAATTTTGAAATTAATTCGTGTGATTCTTGTATCGTCCCCAACGAATCTACAAAAAACATAATATCATAATCTGTTGAAGATTTTGACCCAAATATTTGATATACTTCTTCTATCATATTCATTTTTTATTTATACAAAGGTAATAAAAATTATTTTATTCCCATTTTTTTCTTTATTTTTTCTTTAAGCATAAAAATATCATCATCTTTTGAAATATCTCTCCAAGGATCATCATCATTCAACTCACTCCATCCAAATGGATTTACACTCACCGTAGATTTAATCTCACGAAAATTATAGTTTTCTTTTAATATTTTTATTATATCATTTAAGATAAATTCAAATGAACTACAAACACCAAATTCAATCATTAAAATAATATCCACAACCAAATCATCAAATTCTTCTTTTGTGTATATTTTTTCATTTGTTAATAATATTTTTGGTGCTTCATGATGTGACCAATAACCAATCTCATATATCTCCATTATAATTCTTTTTTTATTTTTTTCAACCGTTTTAAATGATACTCCATTTCATTAATAAATGTATCTATTACCCAATCACTCTTAGCATCATATACATCAATAACAGTATTACCACCATGCAGATATAACGTATTATCATCAGCGTGTCTGGGTTTTTGTAACGTTAGTAAATTTGCATTACTACCTAAACTATCATAGTTTCTACCATCCATAATCTGTGTACCACAACACGCATTATATAATTTATCTGCTAAATCATTAGCATTTGATTTCAATGAATCTGCACCATCATTATAAATAGTCACTGTTGTTAAAAATCCCATTATTTTCTATTTTAAATTATTATTTTTGCAAAGATATAAAAAAAAATCAATATAAATATTATAAATATATATATTCATCATCAATAAAAATTTTTTTTTTATTTTTTAAGAAATCAACTACTACCTTAGCTATCTCAAGTTCATCAGTCATAAAAATTTCATCATTATCATTATATGATAAACATACATCGTGAATATTTTTTGAATATACTACTTTATCTGAATAAATATATTTAATTAAGACACCAACCCAATTACTGTTTCCCCCTTTTTTAACTTCTGGAATATATATTTTTTTATTTTTATTAACTGATACAATTCTTATTCTATACATCTTTCAAATATTTAAGTATTTCATTATTATATTATATATAAATTATATTTGAAAGTTTATTATTTATATATAATATAATAAATTTTTAATAAAATAATAATAATATAATGAAAATTGGAGAGAAAATTCTAAAAAATGGTGGATTGAAATTATATATGGAAAATAACCAATCTATATTTGGAAATATCAGATTAGAAGATAAATTATACGAGATAAGATTTTGGTATAAAAACATCTTTCAAAACACATATCATGAAAACACATTAATAGATGCTAAAACAAAATTAAAAGAATTAATTATTAACGCATATCAACATGAAAAAATAGATGAAAAAAAATTAAACAATATGGAAAATTTTAATATTTTCAATGAATCAAAAAACGAGAAAAAAAACATAAATATAAAAAATATCATTAATACTGGGGAGATATATGAAAAAACATTTTTTGCTTTTTTAAAAGATCAAAACATATGGTATATACAAAACGAAAAATCACCAGAATTAATAAGATTATATAATGATGATTTTTTATATTTAAAAGAAACAAATTGGGGTAGATTCATATCATTAATCTGATAACCGATAATCATCATTACCAGGTTTATCTTTCTTTTTAAAATATTTAGATAAATTAATTTTCTTCTTTTTCTTTAATTTTATAACCTCTTGCTCCTTTTCACTTAAAATATCTTCCATATTCTTATGGGGGGTTTTTATATCATTTTCTCTCAAATTTGGATATTCTTCTTTTAATTGTATTCGAGATAATTTTTCTAAAAATGATGATTTTGGAAAAAATGCATCAATTAATGCTATTTTCTCTTCAATCGTTTTTGTTTTTATTTCTATATCCATTAAATTATCTAAAAATTCATTATAATAACTCAAATTATTTTCATAATAATAATCTATTTTTTTAAAACTATCCTTTGTAAATAATAATTTACTATAATATGATGCATTATATATGAAATTATATATACTATGTTCAGTTGGAAATCCATTTGTTATTAAATGAAACGGTAAATCAAAAAAATCATAAACATCTTTCAAATTTTTAGTTATAAATATTTTTTTATCATTATACTTATAATATAACCCAGTTCTTTCATATGATAAATTAAAATCTAATGTCAATATATTCATTAAAATATGTAAAATATCCCAAGAATAATAATATAATGTATATACCCATAAATCATCTCTGGTTTTTATAAATCTTATATCAAAACCATCTAAATCTACATATATTATACTTTCTTTTTCTTTAATATTCGATGGATTTAATATATTTGAAATATCATATGATGTTATAAAATCTGGGATAATTATATTTATATAATTCCATTCCATTTTATCAATATGACAAAATGGTATTTCATGTTTAATTTCAGCTTTATCTAATAATAGTGAAATCCCTTGTAAATATTTAATAAAATCATTTTTAATATATTTTTTCATAGTTCTTATTTCGTTGGTTGAATTATATTTATTCCTTTATAATTTGGTATATTATAATTATTAATATATGTTTCTTGTTTTAAAATTGTTGATTGTAATGTTTTAATATTTTCTTGTGTTAAATAAAAACCATCTTCGGTGCTCATCCATATTATATTATTGATTTTTATCATATTATACTTTACCATAATATATTTTTTGTTTATTTTTTATTTTATAGTAATATATTTTTTTTGTTTATTTTTTATAATCATCTTCAAAAAACCATAATTCATCAATATCAAATAAACTAATTTCTAAATTAGTAAACATACCAATATCTTCATTATACTTATCCGTTGAAACAAACATATAACACCATTCCTCAATCGTTGAAATATCCCAATTAGATATAATATATTCAAATGTATTACCTTTTTTAAACATCCTCATTAAACTAGGTTTATGATTTATAAAGAAATATTTATTAAATTTTTTTATAAAAATTCTTTTACGATTATCAAAAGTATATGCTATTTTTGACATATATTTATAATTATATATATCCTTTATTTTTTCTTCCCTAGTCATTTTTTAAATATTCTCAATATTGTTTTTATTTTTTTTATCCGTTCCTTATTTAAATCAACCCATATTACATCTAATTTATATGGCTTTTTTTTTATATACATATATTCATTTTTCATCATATATTAAATTCAGTTATTATTTTATTATCTAAAAAATCATCATATTCTATTTTATATTTCATTTTTAATTTTTCTATTATATCTTCTTCTAAATAATCTATAAAATAATCACCATGCTTATCTTTAATATACCAATTAGCACCATTATCTATTAAAAAAAATAAATCACCTTTATTTGCTAAATTATATTTAATCTTTCTCGCTAACCACGTTATTACTGGCTCATTATTACTATTCATACTATTAATATCTGCACCATTTCTGATAGCCATTCTAACTTGCTGTATATTATTATTAAACATACCAACTTGTAAATCGTTATCTTTATTGAATTTTTTCTGTTCTTTAATCATACATTATATATAAAAAATAAATCACATGAACGTAATCAGGATTCTGTTTTATGTTATCATTTAACTAAGATTTTTAAATCTTCTCATAATATTGATATTACTATCAACGAGTGCCACAACCCAACTATTATAAAATTGCTCACCTTCTAAGTTTGTTTGTGTTGCATCCTTGGAAGTACTAATGATATAATATCTCCTTCCGTAAGCAAAGATGTCCTGAATTTCCTCAACACCAATAAAATAGTGCAGCGATAACTCTTCTTTGTAATTTACTTTTTAACTTTATTAACTATTTCAAATATTGGTAATTCCATTAAATTATCCTTTAATGTATCATTATGTATTGATATAATATGCTCATGATATAATTTATCTTTTGACATAAATTCATCAACATGTACTATTTTTGATCCTATAACCAATTTACCATCATCGGAATAAACTACTCTATAATCATCACCTTTTTTTATAGCATCCATTACAGTTTTATATGAAAAAATAAATTCTATTTCTTTATATTCTGGACTAAATATCAATTTAAAATTTTTATTGTCTTTTGTTTTTGCTATAATATAATATGTTACCATCTTTTTATTTTTTATTCTTTATAGTTATAAAAATTTCATTTGTTTATTTTTTATTCACTATAACTTTTGAGTATCTTATAATCACACCATTCAACATATATCCTTTTTTAAGTATCCTCACAACGACATTTTCTGAATAATTATTATCCCAAATTGTTGATATTGCTTCATGATATTCTGGATCAAATATTTCACCAATTTCACCAAATTCTTCAACATTATGTTTTTTTAAAAATAATATAAATTTATTATAAATATATTTTAAACCACCATCATTAATAGATTGTTGTTTTAACGACAATTCAAAATCATCAACAATTTCTAAAATTTCTGTTATAAAAACTTCTTCAACCGTTTTCACAAAAAGTGTTTTTTCTTTATCTATTCTTTTTTTATAATTTTCAAAATCAGAATATAATCTCAGATATTGATCAGATAAATTTTTATATTTTTTTTCCATTATTGTTATTATTTTTAAATCTTTTTGGGTGTGCATCTTTCATCACATTAAAGATAAACCCTTCTGCAACAATTTCACCATATTCACATATCGGTTCTGCCATACTTTCACAACCAAGAAACACATTTACACCATTTATTTTTATATCTATCCCTAATAATCCTATTTTTTTTTCATTAGTAGGAGATAATCTATACATATCATCTCCAATTATTTCTATTTTAGTACCACCAAAACAACGCTCCATTATATTTATTGCACCATATATAATTGGTGATATTTCTTTATTTTTTTCTTTCATATTTTAATAATCTATTATTGATGATTCTAATTCTTCTATTTCTTTTTCAGTATGAAAAATCTCTACGTTTTTTTCTTTCATTATACCTTTATAAACTTTTCTTTCAGCATATATATCTGTTAATACTTGATTTACTACACCAATTTCATTTCTAAAAACAGCACCAGAAACCGTAACTATATCTGTTTCATTTATCTCTACTTGTTGACCATTAAACAACGAATATTTTTTTCCTTTTATTTTTTGTCCTTTATATGAATCTGCACTAATATTAAATTGTCTCATTGTTGTAGGGTATAATGATGCAAAATCATAACACGCAGTCCACGTAGCCATACCCCTAATTGGTTCTTTTACCCAACCACCCTTTACTGCAGATGCTTCTGATATATCGTTTTTTACTAATTTAATATTTTTTAAATCAATAAGTTTTTTTCTTAAAATACCCTCCGTAACATTTAATGTAGATAATGCTTTATTAACAGTAGTTCTACTTAAAGTAGCAATACCATACATAATATCAGCTAACTTAGTTTTTTCATGTATTAACTGAACCAATATACTATCAATAGCATTATAGTATATAAATTTCTTAAAGTCTTGACTATATAATGTTTTCAAATTACCATCATAATCAACTTTCTTCAACTTCAATACTGTTTCTGCAACAAAATTTAATGCATTTGATTCTTTAATCTTTATAGATTGATCCCATTTTTCAAAAATTTCCATATAATCAAATAATAATCTATGTTTTGGTAATTCTGCAAAATTCCGTGGATCTCTTTCATTTAATGGTTCTAATTTATTTGTGAAAGATGATACATCTGGATTTATTCCAATTTTTCTTGCCCTTGCAACTAAATATACCCAATCAAAATGAATAAAATTCCAACCAGTTAATACTGGCATTTTTGGGACCATATTAATGAAAAAATTCTTCAACATTTCAAATTCAGACTTATATTGGATATATTTAAAATCCCATTGTGTATTAAACTTATCACCATAATCATTATTAATATCATTACCTATTGCTTTTACTTCTTTTTTTGTTAATGGGTCAGTACCAATAACTAATACTTTATCTTTAACAACAATTGAAATAGATATTACTCTTGTTCTTGCTAATTCTGGTTGTAATTTTTCTGTGGAAATCTCAGTTTCAATATCAATAAAAAATATATTTGGTTCATTATAATCAAATATTTCTCCTTGTATATCTTCTGGTAAACTTTCTAAATAATCATAAATAGAATATTTATTAGGATATTTCGTATAAATTTCTTTTGTTGGTTTGCCATCCCAAGTAACATATTTTTCGTGCCTTTCTGGGTCATCTAAACTTGTAGCTATAAACTTAGTTGGTGTCCAAGGAAAATATTTTAATTTTATATTTCCTCTCTTATCAAAATGTGATACTATTAAGTTATGATTTGAATATTCGTAATCTATTATCATTTTATATATTTTAATTATTTATTTTTATAGATAAAATGAAAAAAAAGTTATATAAAAATAAAAAAACCACATTATTAATAATGTGGTTTTTTTAATTATTTCAAATATTTAATATTTACAACACAATACCCAATTCTTCTAAATTTTTATTAAAGATAACCTCACCATCTTTAAGTTTAGATTTAGTTTCATTATATAATTCTTGTAATGCTTTAACACCAAGCTTTGGATGTGCAACAATTACTGCTAATGTCACCTTTTTCCAACCAATATAACTATAATTTGTTGGTGTACCATATACAATATTACTTAAACACAATTTATTTATTTTTTTCTCAGCTTTGGCAATTTCTTTAATATCTATTGCTATCTCTACAACAGCAATACCTTGAGAACTTAAATCAATTTTATCAACACTTTCATAAAAATCCCAACCAAACTTATTATACATAATTTCAGCAACACCAATAGATGTTAAATATGTTTCAAAATTTAACTTTACATCATCATTTTCATACGTTACATCAACTGGACCACCCCAACCATCATCATTAACATATCCAACTTTTTTATTATCAAGATACACATCACAATAATATCCTCCCAAATCGTGACCAAAACCAGTTTTTAATTTTTTAATAGTTACTCTACTAATTTTTTTTAATTCTTCTTTTGATAATTTCTTTAAATCTCTCATAACAATATTTTTAAGTTTAACAACACTGCAAAGATAATTAAAAAAAAACAATATAACCTAATTTTTATAAAAAAATCTAACATTCTTCTTTTGGTATAATAATATATTCATCAACTTCTGGTATTAAAGATAATGATGAACCATTATCCCACGCTACTGCGATATACCCTAAATCATCTATATGCTTTATAATACCTCTATCACCACGTATTAATTTAGTATATTTATCAACCATATTAATTAATTCAACACATTATCCACTATGTAAATATTGGGTATTATTTTTTTTGGAAATTCTCATTCACAAAATCACCAAATTTTAACACTTTTCTTTCATTAGGAATATCTATCGTCATCATATCTTCTATTGTTGCTATTCTTCTTTTACCTTTTCTATTAGCTTCAAATGGGTCGTGATCCCACAACCCATTAGCAGCAGTTTTTTCACTTGGTACACTTAAATCAATCGCACCACCTTCTTTTTTTATTTCTTTATTAATCCTATTCATTTGATCAATTGTACTCTGTCTCATTAATGCCATATTTAAAGTATTATTTTTATTTATATATTAAAATCATACACCAATATTAATTCTTCAAATTCATTTTCAATATCACTATTCATGATTTTTATTTTTCTTAATATTTTATATCTTTCTATTTGTTTTTCTTCATTATTTTTTTTATATTCATTACTATATATATCCAAAGTATATAAAATATAATTTTTTTGCCACTCACTCGATTTAATCATCTTTTCAAAATCACCACCACATTTAAATATTTTTTTTAATTGCCAATCTTGTTCAGTAAGTATAGACATCAATATATTTTCTTTATTATCATTTATTTTATTTTTTAAGCTTATTAATATATCATTTATATCTTTATATAATTGCTCTTTTTTATTTTCGTTTACTTTATATAAATCATCAAAATTTTCAATCTTAACCACTTCGGATCCATATTGTTTTAAATATGATAATATATTTGAAATACCACCTTCATTTAATTTTTTTAAATCTATTATTATTTCAACATCATCACCATCAAATTCAAATTCAAATGGAATATTTACATTATTAGCATATAATACTTTTGCGCTTTGTAAAACATATCCTATATTATATCCTATATTCTCAACAAAAGTATGCAATTTTGTATATCCTAATAATTCAAATAATGTTTCAAATCTATCATCTTCATCATATTTTAAATTAAACAACGCATTTATTTCTTTGGAGGTTTTCATAGCATCACCATTAAAATAATCTACATATTCTGTGTTTTCCACTGATTCATCTGGTGGATCCATAGACAAATAATCATTATACATCTTTATACTATAATCTTCTGCATCAAAATCAAAAAAATCATTCAAATCCCCAATATCCATAAATAATGAAATTTTCTTTTCAGTTAAATCTATTACATATTCTTTTACATCATCTATACCAATTAATTTTTTTATATGTTCTTTATCACCAAATTCAAATTCATATATTATATCATCTCCCAATGGGATAGTATCACCATTTTTTTCTTCTTTTATAAAATTATTAAATTTTTTCATATCAATTATTATATATTAAATTCATCTGCTGCTACCAAATATTTAAATTCTAAAACAATATCATCATTAATTAAATTATTACTTTTTAATTCATTATATTTATCTAACATAGTTAATTTCTCACTATATTCATTTTTAGTTCTCCCATTCACAAGATATTCTTTTTGCCATTCATATGATATAATATTATCATAAAAATCACCACCAATTTCTTTTATATAAAAACTATGTTTTGGTAATAAATCGTTTGCTATTTTTTCTGTATTTTTTTTCATATATTCATAAATAGTTTCCAATTGTTTTTTAATTTTACTATCAAATATATTTTTTTCTTTTTCATTTATATCAACATCTGTATCTATGTCATCTATTTTTGAAATATTTTTACTCATATTATCTAATGCACTCTTAATATCATTAAAATCATCAGCCATTATAGTTAAATTAAATGTCATTCTAACTTTATCCCCAACTATATTAAAATATAAATATGTTAATGATTCATCTATTTTTTTAGCTACTATTTGCATTAATTGTGTATATATAGATTCAATATATGATATTATTTCATCTAGAGTATCTTCTATTATTTTATGTTTACTATAAAATATAACTTGTTTTATCATATCAACAAAAGTATCTTCATCTGGTGATTTAATATTAAACAATTTATATATTTTTGTTAATATTTCTTCATGTTCAGTATTCAAATATGCATTTAATCTAAATTCTGAAAATTTATATTCATTATCTAACAATTCAATATATTCTCTTAACATAGTATCATCTATTTCTAAATAATTACTAATATCATCTTCATCAACATCAATATCAACATATGTTCTATTATGTAAATCACGATGAGTATAACTACAATCATAAACCATATATGATTCTAATTTAACTAATTTATCTATTTCTTCTTCATACCTATTTTTTTCATCATCTGACAATTTTTTAAATTCTTCTTCAGTTAAATAAATAGAATAAAACTTGTCTGCTAGTATTAATTCCTTATTTTCAAACAAAAACGTATTATATCTTTTCATAGCTTATATATTAAAATCTCCAATTACAATAAATTTTTCTCCATCTTCTTTTATTTGTGGGTGAATTATATCTTTATATTTAAACATAAACTCCTTATAATTTTTTTCAATATCATTATTCCTAAAGATATATGATTTTTGTTCATCATATTTTTTTAATTCATCAAGGAACAATCCTCCCATATTATAAATATCACCATAAAATTTATATGTAATTCTATTAAGAATATCTTCTTTATTATTTAAAATATCAACATATAAATTATCTAATTCATTTGATACATAATCATTAAATTCTTTAGATTCATCATTTGATAGTTTAATATTTTTATATGTATTTATTTTCTCAAAATTATCTTTATTATATTTTAAAACATCACTTATATTTTTTATATCATTTGGTAATATTTCAATATCTATTTTAATATTTATATTTAATTCATCCAATTCAATCGTCATATATTTAAAGTCATTATTTATATTTTCTACATTTTTTTTTACTAAATCTCTACTAATATTATTCATTCTATTGATTATATTAGCATAATTTTTAAACCAAGTATAAATTAACATTTCATTTAATACTAAAAAATAAATTCCTATTTTTTGTTCATTTTTATCAATATTAAATATATCTAATATCTTTACTATTTTATTTTTATTATCATCAGTTAAAAACTCAAATAATGTTTGTTGAGTTATTAGTTTTTCACCTTCTAAAATATCAAAATAGTTATATAAAAACCATTTTTTAATTTCCAATAAATCCGCAAATATACTAGAATCACTAATAATATTAATTATATTAGGTTTTTCATATTCTACTAAAAGTTTTTCTTGATACTTAATATTATTACTTTTTATAATATCTTTCATTTTTCTATAATTAAATCTATTTTCATTTGATATTTTTTTCACATAATCATAATCAATATCCATTAATATTGATGCTTTATTCTTCAATGATAAATTACTAAATTCGGTTAATGATAACAATTCCCAATTTTTTATTGATTCTAATATAAAATTATAATATTTCTTCATCTTCATATATATATAAAATCAATTTCTTCTTTTTAATATATACTTTTATGAAATTATTAAAAACATATAATCAAATATTTGAAAACACTAATATAAATAATATTTCTGTTGGATATTTTGTAATATTAAAATCACCAAAACATATTCCCGGTTTTAGTAAAAAACAATATTCTATATCTGAATATTTCTTCAAAAATAATATTGGTGTAATAACAAAAATAAACGGTGGTGATATTTATGTTAAATATTACAATACTCCATCATTAATATCATCAAATTTATTTAATGATGATAATGAAGTAATTGCTGATAATAATGATATTATGTATTATAACAAAGATTTAGATATTTTAAATAATAAACATATTAACATTATAAAAAATAAATTTATATAATGAAAATTTTAAAATATTATAATCACTTTTTTAACGAAGATACTTACATTGAAAATAGTATTGAAGATGAATTATGGTATATGATACACCACAATTCAAATATAAATACAATTAAAGAAGTAATTAAAAATGATGTTGATTTTAATATATGAAAATAATAAAAACATATAATGAATTATTTGAAAATGATTCAAATAATAGTCGATTCTTAAATTTAAAACATTATTTAACTAATGATAACTTATACGAAGTCAAAAAAATTATTGATGGATATGATTTCAATAAAATATTCATTGGGATATTAAAACAAACTATTTTATGTTATGCTACAAAATATAGTTTTGAAATAATGAATTATTTATTAGAAAATGGTGCAGACCCAAATCTAACACACAAAGAATATATAGATTATCCCATAATCCAAGCAACAAAATCAAGAAACAGTAAAAAAGTAAAATTATTATTAAAATATAATGCTGATGTTAATGTTATTCATAAAAAATATACAACATTGTCATATTCTTTATATGACCGTGAATTAACTGATATTTCATATCTATTGATTGATGCTGGTGCAGATTGGGTAGAAAAAAACGAATATAATAAAGACTTATTTGATTATTTAATTCCAGAAGAATTAGAAAAATTAAAAAATAAATACCCAACCAAATATAAATATTTCGAAGAAAAAAGAAAATTAAATAACTCAATTATTGATTTTAATATATAATATATGAAAAATATTAAAACATATAAACAATTTGAAAATTTATATAGTAAGAAAACCCATACCCAAGAAGAATTAAAAACAGAATTTAATAGATTAAAAAATATAGATTTTTTCACTTCATTCAGTAAAGAATTAAAAAAAATTTTACAACCACACACAAATGATGATATTGATATAGATTATAACACATATTATAAATTAGATAATGGTATTGAAATTAAAATAGATGATAATAACTTTAAAATATTAAATCAAAATGATGGTATATATTTTGATGGAAATGAATATATTTTATTCTATATTAATCCTTACGATAATGAGCCAATTATTGATATATCATTAAATGACCCAATTATTAATTCTATTTATATGTATGATGTTTTCAATTTATTTAAAAAGTACTATAAACACATACACTTAATAACATCATCTGAATCTATCAAACCAGGTGAATCTAATTGGAAATACTTTCCAATTTCTGATATTCATAGTATTGAAAAATTTAGTATATTCATACAAAACAAACAAGCTAATGATTTCAACATTTAAATATATTAAAAATTATAATATATACACAGAGAGTAATGATATTTTAAAATATCAAGCATATGCTAGAACATTAATAAAATATATTAGAGCAAACGATATAGATTCAATTAAAAAATATATTGATAATAATAATAATATTAATTACAGAAATTCAAATGGTGAAACACCATTAATGTATGCTGTTTATATTAAAAATATAGATATTATTAAATTATTATTAGATAATAATGCTAATGTAAATATTAACGATATAAATAATAATACCGTTTTACAATTTATATCTAATTATTTAATAACTAGTAATTCCACAAATATATCTGATTTTGATAATATATTACAAAAATCAAATACTTGGAATAAAAAAAATACAAATGGTGATGATTTTATAGATATACTAAAAAAACATAAAAATTATAATACCATAATTAAATATATAATCAATAATCATCATATTAAATATAATTCATATTTAAATAAAAAAACTATAAATAATTTTAATATATGAAAAACTACACATCATATTTATTTGAAAGAAAACAATTAGGTGAATTATATCATTTAGTTGATATTAATAAATTAAATTATATCCTAAATACAAATACTATAAAATCATATAAGTTTTCTAATATATCATTAACTAGAAACAAAATGTTAAATTACTATCTAGGTGATGTTTCAACTACAATTTTTAAATTAGTCATAGATGCAGATAAATTAAGTGATAAGTATAAAATAAAACCATTTAGATATAAATCACAAACTAATATATGGTTTTCTGAATATGAAGAAAGTGTAATAACAAATAAAATAGATAATGCATTTAATTATATTAAAAAAATAGTTTTAATAAAGGAAAAGGTTGAAGAATTAAAAAAATCAATATTTGATGAACTAGATGTATCAGATTGGTTTACAACAATTGGTGGATATGATGGGAACTTACCAAAGTTAATAAAAGAAATCCAAATATCATTAAAAGAAAAATATAACCAAGATATTTATATACAAGATAATACAAAAATAATTAAAGACGATGATTATTTAAATTATATTATAAATTATCCTTTAAAAGAAATAAACACAAAAATATTCATAGCATATAGAGGTACAGTAAAAGGTGAAAGAGAATATTCTATAAAAGACTATTTAGTTGATAGTGATGGTAATATATTATCAAATGAATTAATTATTGGTGAAACAATTAAACTAAGCAAAAATATAAAAAATATAAAAAACGCAAAAAATTTATACAAAAAAGAATTTGAAAAAAAATTTTTTAAGCAATTTAGTGAACCTGATATAAAATATTATAATAATTATGGGTGGTTTAAACCATATTTAATTTATGTTAGAGAATTAAATAATGGAAAATGGAAATTAGATAATATACACCCATTAAAAATCAAACAATCTAACATAGACTATTAAAATAATTCAAAAAATCAGTTCCTGGTTTTGCAATAACACTCATATATTTCTCCCATGGATATTGTTTATCATAATCTGTACAATCATTTTCCATTTCACCTAATATTCTTATCGCATCATTAAATACATCATCATAAAAATTAATTTTTTCTAATTCAGAAACTTCACTTAATTTCCTAATTACTTTTTCTCTTAATTGATGTTTTTCTAATATTTTATTATTTAATGTTTTTTCTATTTCTTTCTGTACTAATAATTCATTTTCTAATTTATTTATTAATTTTTTAGCTGTTTCTAAATCATTAATTCTTGCATTTTCTAATTTTTCCATATCTATATATTATTTACTATTTCCATTTATGATGTATCGTATTTTACATTTTATCACTATTATACCCGATTGGGTACAATACTCATTTAAAGTATATTTTATACACCCGATTGGGTACAATATCACTATTAATATCAAATAATTATAGATATTAAATAATGATTTGTTTAATTTAATATATATATTTATGAAAAAATATATTAATTACATATCAGAAAACATTGATGATAATAATTTAATTATACATAATTTATCTTATTATGATATAATTAATATTTGCGAGTTAGAAAATTTAGAAATAAATAAATCATACGAAGATTCAAATAATATGGGGTATTGTGATTACATAAAACAATTCATAGAACACCCAAGCTTATTTAAAAATACTAATTATAGATTCTTAATAGGTATAAAAAACAAAAAATTAGCATCATTATTTTATAAAGTAATAAATACCCAACCAAATCAATATGGTGATGGATATATTATATCAACAGAAAAAGGTTCAGCTAATAAAATGTTTTTAGAAATGAAAAAAGAAGGCTCATTCACAACATTTTCAAATTTAGATAATATTCCATCAATTAAAGCACAATTAAAAATAGGTGCAGAAATATTAGCATTATCATCAAATGCTCCAGATAAATATAAAGCATCTGAAAATTATAATATAAGTATAGATAATAATATTATAGAATTAATGAAAGAAAAAGAAATATATTATAAAGATACATATACAAATAATGAATTTTTCTTTCTTGATAAAAACAACGAAATAAATTTAAATAAAATAGAAAATTTTTTATTAAATAATAGTAATATTAAATTATTTTACCCACAAGATAAATTTATAGAAGAAGATGGTAAAGTTAATATAAAATTAAAACTTTATTTTTATCATAAAAAAATATAAATGTTCACTACTATAATAACAATTAATTATATTTTATTGTAATATCACTACTATAATAGCAATTTAATATCTACGGTGTTTCACAATATAATAATACTATCATCATTATCAACATCAACAAATTGGGATTTTATGTTTTTTAATTTATCAATTTTACAATAAATATATCTTTCAATATTTTTCTATTGATATTTTTATAATATTATATAATATAGTATCTATATCACCCCTAAGAAACACCAGAAATGTACATCTTACTTAATATTTTCACAATTAAGTATTAGTTCATCATCATATACCAACAATAGCTTAAAAGAGCTTATTTTCATTATTTTTTCCTATATTTCACATCTCCACTCATAGTAGAAATATTTCCACCTATATCATAACAATCAATATCTCCACTCATAGTAGATACATTCCCATCAACATTACCTTCAATCTCAATATCACCACTTTGCGTTTGAATGTTTGTGACTATACCAGTAACTATAATCGAATTACACATATCTGCTATCAGCTCTTTAATATTACCATTTACAGTTATATTAACTTCTTTTGAATCTGGTGTGCAATTTTTACCATCAATAACTATATTATTTCCACTAATAGAAATTGATTTACCATCATATTTTGTACCATTTATTATTATCATATTTTTTATTTAATTATTTGCCAATTTTTATAAAAGTTATTTAAATTTATTAATTCATTAGTGGTATTATCAAACTTATCACCAGGGGGCACATGTCTAATAACAACTACTAAATATTTTTTCCACTCTTCTATACTATTAATCCATTTTTTTATAATATTATAACCATCTTCCACCCCCCAATATAAACTACTATCAACCCAAACTTTTTCCTTATCAGAATATATCTCTATAACAATATTATTTCTATTAATATTATTTAAATCAAGCGTAATATTCTGCTTCTTTTTTAATATTGATCTTAATTTCAAACTTCTTTCTATATTCTTATCATAATAGTAATATATATTATTATTATCATTATTACATTTTAATTTAATAGAATTATCTAATAAATTAATAAAACTTATTCTATCCATATTTATTCTACATCAAATGTCCAATCATCTACACCAAGTGTAACTTCTTCTCTATAATACCCATTTACTATTTTAGACTTTAAATAATCAGCTATTTCATTTTTAAAATCAATAACATTATCTGCAACTTGTAATTCATTTAATTCAGTGAAATTACTACATTGTAATAACTTCACCTTTATATTAATAGTTATATTAATTTCTTCATCAATATTATAATGTTTATTTGCCATAATTTATATTATATTATATATATTATATGTATATATCATAATGTGGCACTTTATACCATATCACATTCTTAGTTAGGTTGATAGGATTCGAACCTACGACTGACCCGGACATGTACCGGACCCTCTGACCAACTGAGCTACAACCCATACTTATAGATATATGTACACTCCATCTATAAGCAACTTACAACTTCCATTGTAAATATTTTATAATTCATCATCTTCTTTATCCCATATAGCTTTATTATCATCTTTTAATTCATAAAATTCCCATTTATTTATATTTTTACTATATGAATTTAATATACACAATTTTTTATTGGTTTCTGGTTTATACCACCAATGTGGCTCGTGACCATAACATTCCAATAACAATACCTTTTGTTCATATCCACACGCTGATGGTTCAACATCATCAGATAATATTAAATCTATTATTTTACGTGTTTTTTCTCCACCATATGTACTTTGCCAAACAATTGCATCATGCATCCTACATATATCTATAAAAGCTTTCTCATTTAAATGAGAAACCCTAAATATTGTGTGATATATTATCTTATTTTCTATACAGAATTTTTCTAAATTTCCAACAGCATTTGAAAGAGAACAATCATTCTCAATAAATAATATTGGTTCTTTATCTTTAAGAACTTTCAATAATCTATCTTGTACATATACACCTCTCATATTATTTTATTTTTTAATTGTTCTTTTAAGTTTATTGTCTTTTTTATTTATATTTGTGAGTTTAATAGTATGTATTTCTTTATATTCTGTTGAATTCATATAATACCACTCACCACAATTATATGGTGGATATATCATTACACAACCCTCTTTTACTTGAACATTATATACTCTCACAGTTGTACCATCAGATTTAGTTATAATATATCTATAATCTCCATCATTAGCACAAGAATATAACATTAAAATAATTAAAAATATAAATAGTTTGCCCATATTTATTTGTTTTTTTCTAATGATAATTGTTCTCGTTTAAATTCAATCCTTTGATTTGTTTTATTTAATGTAGCTTTTCTAATTCTAACAACATGATCAAAACCCCAAAGAATATTCTTAATCTTCACCAGTGTACCAGTTTCATTAAATGGTAATATTAACCTATCACCTATTTTAAATTTTTTATCATCCATATCAAATATATTTAATTTATACAAAGGTAATAAAAATATTTAATATATAGATAAATATTAAAAAAAAAATTCATATGCAATATATTAAAGAATATAATAATTTCATTAGTAACTTTAAAAGGTGGTTTTCTGAATCTAAGGTTGTCGATGAAAATAATAAACCATTAATAGTATATCATGGTACATCAAAAGATTTTGATATTTTTAATACAAATAATCAAATTTTTAAAGCTTCACAATTGGGTTATTATTTTACCAATGCTCCAACATATTCATTTGGAAATAAATATAAAAAATTTGTACCAGGATCAACAGCATCTGAATATGCTTTTAACTCTCAAGAAAAAGGATATAATGAATTAGATGGTGCAAATGTAATACCAGTATATCTCTCTATACAAAAACCATTATATATTGATGCTAATGGTTGGTATTCTGACATAACTGCATTAGATAAACAAGCTTCAGATATTAAACGGTGGTTAAAAGATGGAGATTATGATGGAATAATTAGTAGATATACTGACAAAAATAGTGATGATTATATTGAAAATACTACATATGTTGTATTTAATAAAAATCAAATAAAATCAGCTATTGGAAATAATGGTAAATATTCTAAAAACGATTCAATAATAGAATAGAATATATATATTATAAAAAATAAGAAACACACTATGTTACAAATAAACAATAAAAGACTAAAAACAAACTCAATGTCAAACAAATTAAATTTCGGTAAAATGATATTTGAAGTATCAATCACAAATATAAATTATAATATATTTGATTTAAAATTAAGTAATGGTTTAAATTATAATTGTATAATAGATTGGGGAGATGGTGATAAAGATAATATAATTCAAATAGGTACTGATAATATCATACAACACACCTATGGAAATATCGGTAATTATATAATTAAAATTAGTGGCGAGTTTCCTGGTGTTGATTTTAATAATAATGTAGGTAATGCAATTAGAGATAATAATCTATCAAAATTAATAACTAAAATACATTCGTGGGGGAAAAATGAAATAACTAAAATAGTATGTACATTTTCAACTGGATTAATAACTTTACCGAATGAAAGTGGTGCATTAATTAATGTTGAAAGTTTTGCTGATTCATTTTGGAATTGTACATCATTAAAAAGAGTTCCAAATGGAATATTTAATGGTAATATAATCGCCTCAGCATATGATTGGGTTTTTCAAGACTGTACATCATTAGAATATATTCCAGATAATTTATTTCACGGTAAATCATCTGCTACCATTGAGGGTGTTTTTTATGGTTGTTCAAGTTTAAAATATATCCCAGAAAACATATTTAAAAATTTAACGAATATAACATCAATTCAATGGATTTTTAATGGTTGTTCTGAAATAACTTCCATACCAGAAAACATATTTAAATATAATATAAATATTATCTATGGTAGAGCAGCATTTAGATATTGTTCAAATTTAAAATATATCCCAGAAAACCTATTTACATTCAACACTAATTTATCAGATTTAACACAATTATTTCAATCTAATAGTATAATATCTATCCCAGAAAACTTATTTAAATATAATACACAATTAATAAATATGAGATATGCTTTTGATCAATCAAGCAAATTAACATCTATCCCAGAAAACTTATTTAAATATAATACTGAAATAACCACATTTTGGGCTGTTTTTTATGCATCAACATTAATAACATCTATCCCAGAAAACTTATTTAAATATAATACCAAAGTAACTGATTTTAGATCTGTGTTTGGTAAATTATTTATATTAGAAAGCATACCAGAAAATATATTTAAATATAATACTCTTGCGACAGCATTTGATAATGCATTTCAAGATTGTCATGAAATCACATCAATCCCACCAAATATATTTTTAAATAATACCAATATACAAACTATATCAGCTTTATTTTTGACGTGTACAAAATTAACAACTATTCCATACACATTATTTGATAATAATTTATCTATAACAACATTTGATGCAGTATTTAGAGATTGTACTAATTTAACCGGAGTAGTTAAAAAATATTGGGATGATTCAATCTGGACTAATATTACAACACATATAAACACATTTACTAATACTGGAGCATTAGCATCAAATGGTGCAACAATCCCAACAACTTGGGGTGGTACATGTAATTGTAATGGTGATTGTTCAACTAACTGTAATGGAGATGGATAAATTATTGATTATAGAAATCCCAACCATCACCAACTTTAAATGCAATTGTACTTGCAAGAGTACGTTCTAAATCACTAATATTCATATATTTTATAATACAATTATTATCATAATTTATATTGTTTTCATTCGTTAATTGTACAGAAAAATATTCTTGTATAATATTATAACTAATAACATATTTACCTCGTCTAGCAATATATTCATATCCACCCATAAGCATCGGTTCAAGAGTTTCGTGTCTATCTATAATACTAAATCCAGCTTCGTGTAATAGACCAATAGCTAACTTTTTTTTCAATTCTATTTCCACATTTAATTTTTTAATTCAACTTTATATCTATCATCAAAATTAAACCAACACCCACCAAGTCTTATTTGACCATTGTATATTAGTGCAATATCTCCGACATTCCAATATTTTTCATTAATTGGTGCTTTTTCCACTATTACATAAGCATGAAAATCATTAGAAAAAATCATATTAACATCTTTTTTATTTTTATAATTTAGTCCCATTTTATTATATTTTTTTATATAATTTATTAATCTTTAACAATTTTATCACCAAACATATCAAATGCATATCCACGTTCTTCAATCATTTTTAAAGTTTGTTTTTTTATAGATATTAATGTTCTCTTTATTATTGGTATTGCATCAGAATCAATTTCTTCATTGATACTTTTTAACCATTTTGATAATTTTATTTCCATGTTATTTTATTTTATTATTGATTCATATATAACCCACCCCATATTTTTTGATGGGTACGTTTTAAAATTATCATAATTTAACCAACCTCTTAATAAAATTGATGTGA